ATGGCTCAACATATTAAATTTACTAAATCGGTAATAGACTCTATTCCTTTGTCTGAAGAGAAACAAATCTTTTACAGAGATACAGTAACTATAGGATTTGGCTTATGTGTGGGCAAAACTAAAAGTTATTTTGCTGAAAAGAAAATGCCTAATGGCAAGTCTAAGCGTAAAGTTATTGGAAAACATGGCGTCTATACATTAGAACAAGCCAGAACTGAAGCTAAACGGCTTCTTATCTTGATGGATGAAGGTGTAGATCCAGTTAAGCAAAAGCGAGAAATACGAGCCTCAGCAATTCAAAATGATGCCTTACAAAAGCTAGTGCCGACCCTTTCTGAAGCTTACCAATATTATAAATTACGTAAAAAGCTGGCCGAAACTTCTTTAATTGCCTATGACGGATGCATAGAAAACTACTTTAGTGACTGGAAAGATGTAAAACTTGATCAAATCACCAGTGCAATGATTATTGATCGTCATCTAAAGCTTTCGGAAGCAAGCCCTTCCCGAGCTAATCTTGCATCAAAATTTTTACATGCCCTTTTTAATCATACGATTAGCAGATATAAAGATGAGTCTGGGAACAAAATTTTAAATATTAAAAACCCGGTTGTTATTGTTAAAGAAGAAAAGGCTTTCAATAAAATTAAACGCAGAAAAGGCCATGTTCGTGCAGATCAGCGCGAAGCATGGGCATTGGCTGTGGCCACTACTTATTGGATGGGTGAACAAAATAACGATTTTAGAGCCTACACTAATCAAGACTTTTTATTTTTACTCGCTTTAACTGGTTTCAGACGTAGTGAAGCTGAATCTGTCGAATGGAAAAACGTGGACCTTCAGTTCGGTACCATCAAAATCGTTAATACTAAAAACCATGAAGATTTATTATTACCTATGGGGGATACCCTTTGGCACATTATGCGTGAACGAAAAAAACGTGCCGGCAATAATAAATATGTGTTTACCGATAGAAATGGTGTTTCCCATATCTCTGACCGTCGAGCAGCACGAGAAAAAGTAACCGAGAATTCTGGTATCGAATTTACATTCCATGACTTGCGCCGCACGTTTGGCACTATCGCGAACAGCTTAGCCATAGGTAGCTATACGATTAAACGTTTAATCAACCACACTACAGACGATGATGATAACGATGTAACGGACGGTTATATTCAAGTCTCTTTTGAAGATTTAAAGAAAGCTATGAATATGATTGAAGACGTTGTGTTGTCTGATATTTCAAAAGCTTTAATTAAAAACAGAATCTACTTTGAACAAAAATCAATAAGGAATATTCAAGAAAAATGGATTGAGCATAACAATATTATTATAAGTAAATATTATGAATAGTTGGGCTGGTTAATGTCATCCTAAATATGAAAAAAATTACTGAAAAACTGAGAGTTTGCAAATGAAAGATTGGGTTTACTTCTACATTGAGCATACTATTAAATATGGTAAGCCGTATCTATAAAGAAGGAATCAAATATAAGAAGTGCGGCGTAGTGCTGACATGTTTAGAGCCGAAGTCTGGCCATACTTATGACTTGCTTACTGACTTTAAACAAATAGAGAAAAAGGAATGTTTAATGCAGGCTATAGATGGTATTCACATCAAATTTGGAAAGAAAAGGTTGGTGTCGGGCCATGTTTTGTGCCGGGTCGAAACTGGTCGATGAGTAGGGATAAGTTGAGTAGAAATCCTTTTAAACTTGATGAATTATTAGTAATAAAAAGCTAATATTCAAACTCATAAATTATAAAAGGAATAATAATGAATCATTTCATTAATGCATTAGAAACATCAATTCAAACAGAAAACTGGTATTCAGTATTATTTATTTCGCTTTCTTTACCAGATATTTGTGGGAAAATAGATGAACCTAACGAAAAATCTTCAAAAAAGAGAATGATTAATTGGTTTAATAAATATCTTAAATCTGTTTACACACGCGAAATTGGAGCTGATCAGACGGAATATACCTTTCTAAGTGGTGCAGATTTTTATGCATTAAGATGCGCATATCTTCACGAAGGTAGTGATGAAATAACAGGACAAAATGCACAAGAAACCTTAGAAAAGTTTAAGTTTATTCAACCTAGTTCAAATAATTTCAGCATGCACAGGAATGTAATGAATAAAACACTTCAACTTCAGGTTAGCGAGTTTGGTAAAGAGATTCTGGCAGCTTTAAGGCAATGGACAGAAGACAATAAGGACGATCAAGTTAAACAAGAACAAATCAGCAAACTTTTAAATATTCAAATTCTAGATTTATCTAAAGGTTTTTCTTTTTAAAAAATTAGGGCCCTCATCCGAGGGCTTTTACACAAATACCTACATTCACATTGTTATTGATCGTATGAGCTGTGCTTCCTAAGGATAGCCTAAAAAATTGATGCAGGTATGTGTTTCATGTGTTGAGCCGATGAGAAGAAATAAATTGAATAAAATCCCTTTACTTGAAATGAATTATTGATTATTAATAATTCATTTTTTCTATTTGTATTATGCGCCTAAATAAAGACAATGTAATTAACTCTATCTGTATATTTGCAATGGTAACTGCAATATGTTTTATGTTGATAGTAATGCTCAAATCTTTTTACGGACAAGTGATAGAGATTACGTTTATTAAAGATATATTCTCTATAGGAGCTACGCTGTTTGCAGCTTTAATTGCAATATCACTATTCAATGATTGGAAGGTTCAAGAAACTTTTAATCGAACCCAACGACTCCATGACGAAGGTGTTGATATAATTTTAAAGACAACAAAAAAACTTAACAATTTGAAAGCTCAAATACAGATTAATAAATTACTTTTTACTGAAGGTAAATTATCGGAAGAGCAAATTAAGAAATTAGAAATAGAATTCAACGATCAAGTAAAAGAAACTATTATTTACGTGCAAGATTTAACACATGATATTGGAGTAAAAATTGCATTAGATTACTCAAAAATCATAAGAAATAATGATGAAGAATTAAATTTTGTTTTTAATACATTAATTAATATCAAAGAATTTGTGCAGCATATTGCCCGTGACAGAGGTATCAATGCAAATAATATTTTAAGAGTTCAAAATTTTATTAATGACTTGAATCAAAAAATAGATAAAAAACTACAAGATCGAAATAACTTAAATAAAAATTCCTAATCATAGAATTTTCAAACTAAGTCTTGCATTTAAATGTTTAACGATCATATGAAATGTGCATCCTAAAATTAGAATGCACAACAAAATACGAAACTCATAATGAAATACGATTAGCAATCCAGCCATAGAAAAACTGCTCTTGGCTTGGATTGCGCTCACAAATTTCAATGTAGCGCTGGCCTTGCATGATGTTAAGAACTCGCACTAATACTTTCTCTCCTTCTTTGCCGCGCTTGGCCAGATAAGTCTTAAGTGCATTTAATGTCGCCGGACCATAAATCCCATCTACAGATAAATCTGGCCACCCTGCATTACCATTGTTATTTAGGAGATTTAAAGCTCGTTGTAAAAGAGGTTTTGCAAAGCCGGTACCGCAATTCACACCAGTATCTAAAAGCTCTTCAGCTACAGCAGAAGAAATAGCATTTATCTGATCAAATCGTGGAGCTGTCCAGTACTGCTTCTTGTAAATCGCTTTAGCCACATCAAGCGGCAAATCTTTCATATTGCCCTTAAAACCATTTGTACGTGCTACCGCTTCAGTAATACCGTATTTGGTTGCCCCTCCTCGATCCGCAGGATTATTTACATACCCGCCTTCGCGCTTAATCAATTCATCAAGATATTGTTCAATGTTCATTTCACTTTCCTTTAGACAATAAAAAAGCGCCTTTAGGCGCACAGTCAATAAAAAGCCGACCTTAAATAAGTCGGCTTTATAAGTTTAGTTTCATAGCTTTTAAAATATATATTTAAAAAAAGTCGTAATAGCAGTTATTGCACCAGTAACGCTACCAATTACTAGGGATATAGCTTTACCCCAAGCCATGATTACAGCAGCTCTACCTGCGTCTTTCTCACTCATTTTACCCTCTATACTTATACCGGGTTTGGTGCTAACATTTTCCTCAGATTGATTCATTAATAGTTAACCCTCCTTAACTGTTAACCAAAACCCTAGTGTTGGCGCACTGGGGTTTTGTTTTGGGTATTAAAAAACCCACTCGATGAGTGGGTTTTGTTAAGTTGATTTTATTAGTGACGAATCAGACTACCTGAAATTTCAAATACTCCCATCAATCGACTTGACTCCATCAGTGGGTGAAACCAACGGTCGCCATAATGTTGATTACCTGTTGTGTAGCTTATGGTTTTTAAATCATCACTAATGATTTCTCTATTAAGAGGTCCTCTTAAATCCATTGTTCGAGTGAGTTTTAGAACTGCAATATTGGTTTTAAACGCATATTCAGCTAAGTAGTGACCTTGTTCATTACTTAGCATGTGTATTGCACGATAGATTTTGCTTGTCACAAAGTTTTGGGAAATAATTGCATCTACCAGATCCTTAACCAAACCCAATGTTTCATTATCAAATAAAGAACCTTGAGCCTTCTTCTCTGCACTACTGTACATCGCAATCAGATGATGAACATATTCCACTGCAACAGGAATCATGTCATATGGGATTTCATCAATATGCTGAACATTGAAACGCTGATGAACTAATTTATAAGCATCGCTGTAATTCAAATGCTTAGTTTTAGCTACAAGAAGATTTACAGCATTGGTTAGGGGTTCACGTTCGGATTTGTGGGTTTTGGCAACTGGTGTGCCAACTTCTTTATCTAAAACATCAAGTACCCACTTGCGGAATTGCTTCGCTACAGCAGTACGAGCAAATATTGCTATTAGGTGGCAGCCACGTAGTGAGAAAATCCGCATACCCAAATTGGGTAGCCGAGGATTATCAATAATTTGTGTCATATTTTCCGTAAATTCATCAGAATTACGATTAAAAATTTTACTGACCGCGTTCTCTTGTTTATATCCTAATGCTTGTGCCAATTCACCTGAAGAAAGCCAAATCTGGCCATCTTGCCGTGGCACGGGATTGAATTTCACTTCATTAAAACTTAATGCTAAACTAGACATGTCTATATCCTCATAAGTGTAGACAAAAGGCCCTGATCTCCGTCGAAAGTTATCAGGGCTTTTTATGACATCAATATTGATATCACTTGACTATAATTTATAGTGATATTAATCTTGATGTCAAGCACCGAGGAAAAAATATGTCTCAATCAGATTTAATCAGGTTTCCTGCCAGATTAGACCCAAAAATACATAGTGATTTACTTGCTTATGTAAAGCAGCAAGGCGGGTCAATTAATACAGCTATTAATAATCTATTGCAGTTTGCACTTAAGTATGCGCTTCAAGGTGAAGGTAACTTATTAGACTGTTATCTGCCAGATTCAAAAACAAACTTAAGTAAAGCTGAATTTATTATTGAGCAATTTATCCATAATGAAATCTCATCTGAATTTGATGATCCTACAAAGGGTCTGAAATATCAGGAATATATTTCAACCAAAATCGAAGAGCTTGAACCGCATGATAAAAAGCTTCTAGCTGAGTTAGCTGGCTCTTTGGCTAGAAAAAAAGCACCCTAGGGTGCTTTTTAACTACTGGATTTCTGCACGACATCAATACAATTTAAATAATACCTAGCAGCAAATTCATTAAGCTGTTCTTTCTTTATTGATGGAGTTGAATAACTTGGTTGTGAGTAAGCATCTCGTATAATCGTTCTTATCAGACGTTCATCCTCTTTACTTTTCATACTATCAGAAGATTTAAGCATTATCGATAACGAGGTGCCTTTCTGCTTTTCTGCCATAATGCTTTCAGCGATATCCATCCATCCTCGACAAAACTTTTCACTTTTTTCTTCTTCAGCTTGTTTTGGAAATGGGCTCGCGTTCCCCAAAAACGGCAAGAAAACCAAACCTAATAAAACTATCTTTCTCATAAAAACCTACTTATAAACTTTTCTTAGTTTCAACAATTAAAGCACCTTAAAGTGCTCTATTTATTTCGATTTGCTTGCTTGCACTGAATGTACCAATTGTTTGCAAATTCAGTTATTGCTTCCGCCTTATACTCTTCTGATCCAAACTTTGGTTCTTTATAGGCTTCCTCGACCATCATCTCCATTAACCTTTTGAAATCCCTGCTTGGTTTGATACTCTCTATCATCTCCATTTGTCTAACCACAGAAACCCCTTCCTGCCTAAAGAGCATGACATTTTCAGCAAGTTTATTCACATCTCTACAGTGTTTATCATTAGTATCGGCTGAGTGAGTTACAAATGATGCTGTGAGTAAAAATGCAATTGGTAGTAGCTTTTTCATCAGTTACTTCCTTACATACTCTGGAAATTCTTTTAATAAACTATTACAAATCTTATTCTTCCCGTCTTTCTTTACATTTCGGTCAAATTCTTTCATGCCAAACATAAGGACTTTTTTTCCATATTCTTCGCCAAGTTCATGCTGAAAACACTTGGCTGAATCTGAGATTAACTCATTGTTATATTCACTATATCCACATTCAAATTGTGCTCTAGTTAATAAACCATGGACCGAAACAATCTGCTCACAATAAGTTGGCTCATCTCCATTTTTGGGAGCTAAAGCATGTGAAAATGATGTGGAAAAAACAGCCACTAACATGCTCCCTAAAATTATCTTTTTCATGAATTTCACCAATTGTTATAAATATAATAACTTTAACAAACTGGTTACTAAATGTCACATAAAGGAAAACCACCCGAAGGTGGTCGTTTCATAATATTGGTCGTCAATAGGTTTTCGTAGTAGTCAGCTGCTTGCAGTGTCAACAGGTAATTTCTCTCTTATACTGTTAACTTTAAATAAAACCGCCTTTCGGCGGTATTAACTGTTTTCGATGTCTTTTCTGGCTTTTTTAAACTCTTTAATCACTTCAACAATCGTTTTCCCTTCCTGTTTATCAATGAAGTTAAAAATCCATCGGACTAAAGCCCAACCGGGTAATCCACAAACAAAGAAGAATCCACCAAGTGCGATCATCCCCCATACATCAGTAACCCATTCATGAAGCCCCCACTTCACAATAATGAATGAGCCGCCAGCCAAACTTGATACAACCGTACAGATCAAACCAACTGCCCACTCTTGTGGTGAGCGTGGCATACGAGTCATTAATACAACTGCTGCAACCAAACCGACTGCTAAAGTCACCATTATTGCTGCACCATAAAATTTTAAAATTGCTGTTAAACCGCTTGTGGAAACTGGTTCCATAAATCTCTCCAGATATTTTTAGACAATAAAAAAGCACCCGAATTGGGTGCTCAAAGTTCTTATAAGGTTTAAAGGGTTTGTAAGATTTTCCCCCCATTAATCAATTGAGTTGTAAGCGGTGCCACCCCAACAATTGCAGGTCCACCCGGCCCCGGCTGACCTTCAGTTGTGCCATGGTATTGCCAGTTCCATGTTCCATCATTGGTAGACTTGGTGCCACGTTCGCCCCAGTTTCCGCCATCGCCTGATAATGGAGACCCATAACGGTCATTTTGGGTTCGGTAACCTTTACCGGGTACCGAAGCTTCAGCATCAGTGATTTTCATAACCAATAAATAACTCTCCAGATAGAGGCGATAATCTTGTGAGTCATTTGAAATCGGCTGTCCAGTCATGACCCGACCAAATGGTGCTCCAGCACCACCAGGAATTCCCTGTTCCCCATAAGATGATCTAGTGTAAATACCACTTGGTGTTGCTCCACCACCTGAGCCGCCTCGAGCTAACGTCCCTCCATCGATAATCAGGTTTAGTTTGCTGTGCCGGTTCAATAAACCTGGTGCTCCCTGAAAACCATCACGCCGGGTTTTGGTAAAGTTATAATCCGGATCGGTAGACCATGCACCAAATGCCAAATGTGGCAATCCTCCATCACCACCACGTCCAACAACAGCACCTTTAATCGTCAGATTTACCACCAGATCGGGCGGGAACTCCCCTGTATCTATCGCCGGTAATTCTGAGGCAGCTGGAACGATATACTCTCGTTTTGCACGACTAGACTTATAGTTGAATTTATAGACAAATCTGGTTTCCGGTCGATAAGAACTTGAGCTTGAAACCAGCGCACCAGCTTCAACTACAAAGCTAATTTCTCCAGTCGTTGGTAAATCACCTCTTTGCATTTGATATAAACGTGCGAGATTAATATCAAGCTGGTCATATCGAATGTAGATCGGTGAATCATCAACCGGTACATCAATAAAGTCTTTATCGTTGAGGTAATAGCGCTCATCGTAATTAATTGCAGTAATGGTATTAGAGAACTGGTCAGCCGGTTCTCTTTTCGCTACCAGATAAGGCAATGAGCCTTTGGTATCGTCATTAACCACCGTGTAGATAGTATTCACAAAATCATCAGGACTAAGCTTTAAGGCCCCGTTCGGTAAACGCCCTAAAATCACCTTATTTTTGGCTGAACCCGGCGTAACGGGAATCAGGTCCACGGTACCATCCCCCATTTGCAAATAAATCACATAGCTCTTGCCTGCAATGAAATCTACATCATGGCTTAGGGTGAGGATTAAACCCTCTTGCTGTACCACTTCCCCGCTTTGATGAATACCATTGCGATAATCAGCTACAGCGATCCGGTCACGTAAAACCAGTAATTCTGATTCAGGTGCTGCATCAAAGGTAATGGATTTACGCTGGAACCGAAGCTTGTTCCAGAGCCGGTACGCATTGAAATGAGCTTGCCACTTGTTCCGTACACCAACAGACTTCACTTCTTTCGGGTTCTTTGCTCCTTTGTCCGGCAAATAGATATTGATACGACTATCGTCGGTCGGATCCGTGTATTCATAGATCAGTCCGTCGTAGTCATCCATCACGCCAAAGGTCAGGTCATGCTTGTAACTATCCGGAATGATATTCCTGAAGTTAAACAGCATTACCGAGTTATCAGTTGGACGTTCAAAATAAAGCTTGAGCTTATTATTTTGCCGATATGCAGTACAAAACACGGCATCACAAAGATTGGTGACCAGCTCTTCAAAAGACAGGTTTGTATCATCAATCGTAGTACAGAACTCAGCCGCAAGTGGTGTACCAAAATAATCAACTACATCGTTATATGTGCGATAGATGTTTTCCAGATCAATCTCATCAATCGTACGGCTACCAATCTTCTCATCCAGTGCCATTGAGACTAGTGCATCAGCAAAGCTAGACGTTGGATATAGCTCTGTTGTCATTGCCCCGTTTTTATAAGTCGGCAACATTCGCTGGAGATCAAAATTGATCTTGCGGGACTTAACAGATAAAGCTCCAGTGGTTGCATAAGTACGCGCACGAAAAACCGTTTCATGCTCATACACTGTACTTTGCAAAGGATAAGCACCGTAAAGCGCCTGCCACTTTACTTCATCAACAACAGTGGTAACTGCCGGTGTTGGAGTTAAACGGCGTGCACGGACACTACAGCGACCCTGAAAAGTCACCATATCCAGCGTTGCACCAACTGTCTGACGTGACTTTGCTGAACCCTTTAGAATGATCTGCTTCAGCATTGGATTGCCAATGGCTGCACCAGATTCATTTACCGGTGTTACCTCAACTTCAATCGTGACGTTTACAGCACCCTGATTTCCATCTGCTGAAACGGTATAAAGTCCATTTGTGGCCACAAAATTACACAGCACCCGGCTACGTTCAACATTGTCCAGAATGAAAGGACCAATCCACTTTTCACCTATTGAACTGATCTTTGGTGACAAAGCTGCAGTTTGTTGGTTATTTAACTCTTTAAGCTTTAACCAGTTAGCATTAACGGCCGCCGGATTTGATAACGTCATACGGTCATCAGCTACCGATAGAACGCTATAAGTACCATTTAAATCAAAAGTCTGGCCATTAAACGTGAATGAGGCATTGGTGATTTCTACGCGGTCATTACTTACAAACTTAGTGGTTAAATCTGTGTTGTTTGCCGTTGCCCGAAGAATCTCGTTTGGATATGCAAAATGAAGGTAGTTCGTACCTTCTAAAGATTGTGTATCAGCAGGACGTAAAACTTGGCCATTAACAGAAGTTTGATGCTGAACTGTTAAGGGTGGAGTTGTAATTTCGGTACCAAGCGAGAAATATGGCTCACCCGAGACAATATCGACACCCGGTCGAAAGACTTCTACCGATGCGCCGGCAATATCGACAATGTTGGTTTCACCGTCATAAGCACCATTAATTTTATAGTGGCCACGCCCAATACAACCAACAACATGCTCTACTTCAACATTGTTCTCATAAACCTTGTAAGGCACAGCTATCAAATCTGGTGTATTCCAACCAGCACCATAATTATCTGTAATACGGCCATTCACACGAATCTTGTTTTCACGGTTTGAAAGTTCGTTGTTTGCCGAAGAAGACTGGTTGTTATTCTGGTTAGTCTGTGCAATTGATGGGGTAGGCATCAATAAAGCTACAGCTACACTTAAAACAATAGATACAATGGCCGTAACAAGTGCAGGAATGCCTTTAGGATTCTCAATTACGATAAATGTACCGGGTAAGAAATCTAGCTGCTTTAACTCATATGCATTTTTCGGTGTGACTTCATTCGCAAATGAAATTTCCGCATGATCCATATTGCTTATGGTATGAAAAATACGGACATGCTCAGGCATATGGTCATATTTTGAAGTAAGCCATTGACCCAAAGTTTCAGCATGTTCAATTGTTTTGTCTTCGGATAAAGGGTCTTGTTTATAAATAATCTTAATCATAGAAACTCACACGATTAAATCCAAATGCTTGAACGACTTGAATTGGCATCCATGAAACGCCTGATTCCTGCAAATGCAAAATACGCCCCAAACGAAAAAGCCCCACATGTGGGGGCTTGTTTCGGTATCTAGAGTGAAAGGCGACTATGCAGCCTTCCTTGGGCATGGGCAATGGATTTAGTAACTTCAATCTTGATGGCAGAAATACCTTCTCTTTGACGGGCTTCATAAAAAACTCAAGCGCCTCTCCTCGATCAATATCATATAGATCCATTGCAGCTTCATGCGCGAAGTGAACACAGTTGTAGTGTTCCTCGTCATATTGCTTATCGAGCAAATGATCGTGACTCTTCATATAGCCCCCTTCAAACCACTAAAACGATCAAGCGAAAAGATATCTCCAGTCTTCGCAGTATTTAATCTTGGTGATTCAGCCTTGAATGTCACAGCTTTGTGATTCATTGAGACACCAGCAAGTTGCAACCCAAGCAGGTAATGAATCGGTGAATTTAGGTTATCTGAACTGTAAATCCGGTAATTCACAGTAGGCTTTACATCAGTAAACTGCCCTTCCATTACACGCTCAAACTCATCAGGCAAAATGTCACCAAGTCCAGAAATTGAAACGGTCAAAGTCTGGTCCAGATCACCGAGCATTCCGGATCTTTGAATTGTCATAGGAAGGTATTCATAAAATACTTGCCCCGCGCCTTCATTGTGCTGAACATACACCCCGCGATCATCATTACGGACTACCCGGTAAGTATTCATAAAAGAAGGGTGTGATAGTTCAATACATTCCAGTTGATAAACATCTACTTTCCGATTGAAAAAGAATTTGGCATATTCGTTATCCATCAGACCTCCCAATCCTTAATCAAAGCTATATCGGCCGTAAGGTTAGACTGGTTTTGAACAACTTCGAGCTGCGCGTTCACACGATATAAGTTGCCGTTGACTTCATTGGTCTTGAACGAGTTTGGAATGAAATTGCATAGATATTGCTGACGTGTTCCCTGATCAATCACCAAATCCGCATAAAATGAAGCCGGCTTATTCTGGTAGACCCGCCAGAACGCCATCATTTTATTGAAATCGGTTTTACTTAAATTCCAGTTCACATCAACAATGTGGCTATTACGTTTCACATCGATGTAATAGCGTCCACGCCCACCATCCATTTGTTGACGCTTTACATCATCACCCGGTGTTACGCCATAGCCATTTGTTTGAGGATTTAGCTTTAACTTGTACATAACTTTCCTTCAGGTAATAAAAAACCACCTCGAAGGGTGGTTTGATGAAATAAGGTTTAGATATTTAAATTAATTACAAAAACGATTTAACATTAAGAAATCGATTTAATAATAGTTTCTTTACCATCTTCAAAAATCTCTTTCACTACAAACTTACAGTAGGCTCCATCTTGAGATGGTTCAGTCAGTAAAGCTGGATTCACAAAATCTTTGATCTGTTTAAAACGGATCAATTCATAATTTCCATTGCTTTTCAACTGATAGTCCATTTTTACATCACAACTATACATAGTAGTTGACCCAATAACAGAAGTAAGCCTGATAGTTAACTTCTTATTTGCGGGTACTTTAAACTCAAAAAACTCTTCACCATTATTTAAACTGATTGTGGGTTTAGGCATATTTAATTTTTTGGGCTCATGCATAGAGCCATACTTTGTTAAATTATTTGAAATCTGCTTAGTTATTAGGTTTTTTGAAATTTTTTCACCCTCATTATTTTGATAAGTAATATAGAACTGCACCATGGGTACATTACTTCTATAAACCCTTAAATTCGCTGTATTACCTGCTATTTCATCTTGATACATATTTGTAGATCTTACGAGATTATTTACCGCAGGAATGGCACATCCCGTAAGGCCTAAAAGTGTTGTAGAAATTACAATTATTTTTTTCATGTCTTAACCATCAATTTTAATGCCAACAGACTCTATCACCTTGAAATTTAAATATTATGAAAATGAACCCTCCGAAAAGGGTTCAAATTATTAAGTACGATTTCTTCTCGCTGTCGTATTCTCAGTCAAAGACCGACTAATGGTTGAGTTTGGATTTGCGATTTGATCACTTACAAGCTTAGGTACCGTTCTTGGAAGCTGCTTATCCAATTCATCTTTAACAATGATCCGGACTGTTTGCTCATCCAGTTGTTCGGCTTCAACTGTCGCTCCACTCACCTGATTAATCACTTCAATTTTGAAATTGATTGTCGGTGTAGAAGGTTCAATTGAAGGCATAATCTCAGCTTGAGGTCGAGAAGCTTGACTTATCGTGAAGTCTTGAACATCCTCAAGATTTGATCGATCCTGAACTAAACCATTGGATGAGAAGTAGACCTTGCCATCGTGGTATAGATCAGAAGTTGCTGAAGTAGGCACGTTGCCATTGCCCTTATAAATAATCTGATCATCTTGAACAGATTTATTAAAGATGTTCGAGATTTCTTTGCTCTGGTTAAAAATCCTAGAGCTCTGATTGGCCCGATTCAAGATACTCTCAAAAGTGGTATGGTTTTGAGCATAGTTAGAAACAAATGATTCTGGACTTGTCGCCCTTCTCATCTGTTCAACTTTATCAACACCACCCCATTTTTTAATATCATCTTGGGACCAAACAATTTCGCCTTTATGCACGGCACCAGCAATCTCATATTTCTTACCTTTGCCTGTATATCCTCCATCTGCAAAACCATTGTCTTTGAAGATAGAAACTTCTTTCAGCAATTCTTTCTCAGCATTCTGCACGGTACTGTTTGAAACATTACTATTTAGAACTTTTGAGTTAGAGAGACTAGAAACGATCGACTTGCTAGCATTAAAGGATTTACTACTTTGAATCGATTTATCTAGAACTTCGCTAAAGTTGGTGTTGTTCCCAGCATACTGGTTAGTAATGTTCTGAACATCTCCTGATTGCAACACCACTTCATTACTTGGCTTGAGTGCTTTAACAATAATCTGGTCTTCTCGAGAAGATTGATTAAAAATATTCGAGATATTTTGATTATCATTAAAAGCTTTAGAGCTTAGGAATGAACGATTAAAGACATTTTCTGCTGAAGTGTTGTTAATAGCATGATTATTGATAAATGCTTCAGGGTTTGCACTCTTACGCATATTTTCAACTAACCCAACACCCCCCCAACGGCGAATATCTTCTTGGGACCAGACCACCTCTCCTTTATGGACAATACCTGCAGGTTCATATTTTCCACCAGATCCAGTGTAACCACCGTCAGCAAAGCCTTGATCTTTGATTGCACGGATGTTTGCAATAATGCTAGCGCCTTGAGCAACTGCTCCAGCAATTAAAGGCAAGTTATAAGGAAAACCAGCTTTTGAAGCTGCTGCAATATTTTGTTGAATGGCAATACCTGCAGCTGCAATCGCATACGCTTTATCAGCAGCAAACATGATCTTGTATGCTTTAGATTGCTCTCCAAACATTGAACCAAACATCGATGTGAGTGAACCCATCATTTGGCCACCAAATGCAATTTGAGTGTTCAAGCGATCTTGCTGATACTTATCTTCAATATCCTGAGCATTCTTTGCATATTCAGCAGCAATCTGATTACGTTGATCTTGAGCAGTTTGAATGATAGCTGTTTTCTGATTTTCGTAATCCTGCTGACTTATAAGCTGTTGCTCAAATTGTGCATTTAAAGCCTCAATAGAATTTTGTTCATTTAAATTAACCACACCTTGCTGACTATCAAGTAGATTTGTCGCGGCACTTAGGCGGCTAGATCGTTCTTGATCTAGTCTATAGAACTCACCACTGCCATTCATATCAGCTTGAATACCACCCCATGCTTGACCAGCTTTTGCTGCACGATCAAATGCTTCCAATCTTTCCTGATCACGTGATAATGCCAGTCGCTTACGTTTTTCCTCCTCGTCTTTTACCGTCTTGGCGATTTCTTCTCGCTCCAATCGGTAGCGTTCTTGCATTGCCTCAGTTTCTGAAAGCAAGAATAATTTAGCTTGAAACAAACGTTGCTCTTGAGCAAGTTTTAGTAATCCTAACTCTTGCTGTTTTTGCAATTCCAGGCCACCTAAAGCAACCTTTCTTTGATCTTCAGAGAGTTTACCCTCAGCAACTAATCGCAAAGAATTGGTTTCATATGTGTACTCAAGCTTTTGCTTCTCAGTCCACTTATAACCATTCACTTCAAAATCTTGCTGAAGTTTGGCGAGTTCATCTTGAGCTTTATATCGCTCTTTGATTTTAGGAATTAAGGCTGTTTGACCCGTTTGTTGCGCAAGGTTAATTTCTTCGTTACGAGCCTTGGTTCGCTTCGCTTGCTCCTCCTCATATTGCTCTTGAAGGTTTAGACCTTGCTTAACTAACTCTAAACGTGCCTTGATTTGCTTTCCATAGGCTCTATCGCTATCACCATCGGATAAACCGCCTTTGCCAACACCACCAGCAATGATATCGGAATACCTTGAAACCTTAGCTACATACTGCGAAACCTCCTTATTTCGCTCTGCACTGCCTTTAACCTTGCCAGTTTTAGTAAACTGTCTTGCTCCACCCTCACCTGCATTATGGGAAAGTATTGCCTGAGCCAAGTCACCTGTTTTTTCATAAACCTTGGCGATATTATCAATTACAATTTTGCCCGACTTTTCCAAGTCATAACTATCAGCAACAGACATATTGTTCTGTTTACGATAACCACTGGTTGTTTGAAAATATCCTATTGCACCAGTATGACTCTTAGCTTCTCGAATACCTTGAGATTCTTGAGCCAATAAGCCTGCAATTACACTTGATGGTATCCCTTTGCTTTCAGCATATTTACCTAAACCACTCGATTCAATTAAAGCAGCAGATCGCTTGGCTACTTCCAATTCAGCTTGTGTGATTTTAAGTTTTTTCTCACTTTCCTTGGTTTGCTTTCTGCTAGATTCGGTAATACTTTCTTGTAAGTCCTTGGCTTCCTTCTGCTTCTTATACCAAGCCTCAAAAATTGCAGCTTCCTGACTAGTTAAACTTCTAGTCATCGGAATTTTATTGTCGGTATAAAACTCTGATGCCGCACGCGCCTTATCAAGACCCTTTTCGCCACCACCAAATGCCTTAGTGTTTTTTATAAGAAAATCATTTTTCAGAATATCTTTGTTGGCGTTGTCTCGTAACTTATTTAACTTTTCTTGAGCAGCGACTTGGTTGTTTAATTCATTTGTTTCTCCTTGTTGAGCAGCAAGTACAGTTTGATGTTGCTTTAGATACTCATTACGCAAGTCATTCTGTTTCTTTAGCTCTGCATTAGCCTGATTCAACGCAATTTTAGACTGATCCGTTTTAGTAGCATGATCCTGTAACCCCTTGATATTTTCAGCAGGAATTTTGGCTGTACTATTGAACTTACTCACAGCATCAGTTGCTGAAATTTGATTTAAAGAATATGCCTGAATTACCTTATTCAACGATTTAACTTGTTCTTCGCTACCACCATTTAACCGAATGAATTCCACTTGTGCTCGTAATGAATCAAGCATTTGTGTTTTCATGTCAGTGAAATTTTGAGTAGCGACTTTTGTTAAGTTTGTTTGAATTGTTAATTGCTTAATTGATTCGGCCGTTACCTCAACATGTTGTCTAGAAGTAGCATTTAAGAGTTTTAGAGCAGTATTACCTTGCTCAATCTTATTTTTTGATTCTGCTACTGCACTAGAGAACTCAATGAGTTTATCAATTTGATTCTGACTAAAACGACCAGATGAAATCATCTTTTTTAAGAGATCACCTGCATCGCTTGCACCTGTAGCAATAGACTTAATGGCATTTTGATAATCTTCATAATCACTGCCAGATAATTTAAATAATTCCTTTTGGATATAAGCAAAACGTTTGATAGCTCCACTAGCATCATCAATTGCATCATTTTGCTGCTCAATCTCTTTGCGTAACCGCACACCCTCTGTTAATGCTTGCACAGTATTTAACTTTATGTACTTATCTGTTAAATCACTAACCGAGTCAGATTGTGTTGCAAGAGACTCTTTGACTTCATCCGAACTGCTGCTTAGTAAATAGAAAGATGCGGCTGTTGCTGCAATTGCTAAACCCATTGGGCTAAAAATCGCCATAAGCGCTGACTTTGCTAAAGCTAAACGGCTAGTAGCAACAGATTGCGCTGTTAAGGCTGCTGATAATCTAGATGAAGCTGCAGACTGTGCTGTTTCCGCAGCAGCAACCTCTAACGCAACTTGAGCTTGTAATCGTCCTAGCTGAGCCATTCGTGTGATGGTAGCCGTGCGACCTTGTTCAGTGATTTGGGCTTTTAAACGAACTTTTTCGAGTTCTATTTCTGCCATGATCTGAGCATGAGTAGCTTTGATGTTCGTTAGTGTCACCTGCGTACTTTGTGCTTCGGCAAGCGCAGATTCCACTTCAGCTTTTGCTGCTGCAATATTTGCATTACGTTCAGCAATTGTGGCAAACACTTGTTTGGTTGACGCAGCAATACTCGCTTGTACAGCAACCGTTTTTGTTAAAACGGCTTTTGTCATTAAGCCAATACCTATGGCAAATGCACTGTCTGCAATTAAATTCAAATTATTTGCTAGTAACTGAATCGATCCTGATAAAGCCTGTGCTGCTCCACTTCCTTTACCAGCCTCTCCTACAAATTTAGTAATTTCATTGTTTAGGAGTGTGAGAGACTGCCCGATTGTTATATCAGTTTTAGCAAAAAGAGCATCAACTTCATCTTGGACATTTTTAAGTGCTTTAACGATTTCCTGTGAAGTGATTTTTCCTTCAGCAGCTACTGAACGTAATTCACCTACAGTAATACCCATACCTTTAGCAATAGCTTTTGCTAAAGCTGGTGTTTGCTCCATTACAGAATTAAGCTCTTCACCACGTAATGTGCCGCTTGCTAACGCTTGTCCGAATTGAACTAAAGCTGCATCAGCAGCTTCTGCACTTGCACCACTAATTGCTACAGCTTTAGAAACTGTTTCAGTTAAACGTGCTGTGTCATCCATTGTGAGGTTTAAAGTTTTGGCATTATCACTAAAACGCTGGTAGACCTGTAGAACAGAATCCCATGCTGAATAGGTTTTTTGAGCAATTCGGAAAGTGTCTTCCGTAGCTTTATTTAGTTCAACTTGATTATTAGTGACCAACTTAAGGCGGTTTTGTAGTCCAGTATATGTATCCATCTTTGAAATGGCTGAACCTACTGTTAATAAACCAGCCATATACCCTGCTAGTGCACGAGTTGCTACAGACATCCGGTCCATAGATTTCGAGGCGAAATCCCCTTTTTTGGTGATGCTATCCAATTCAACTGATAAGTCTTGTGCAGTGCGTTTCGCACGTTCCGAATCAATAACAATTACTAAGCGAGCTTCTTGAGCCATTTGACTTTCCTCTAGGTAATAAAAAACCGCCATAAACGGCGGCAATAAATCGAGACTTAACTAGGCAATACTTTTTGACTTTTCCAAGATCCATGAAGTTATCTCAGCCCCTAGATCTCCATACATTAATAATTGATAAGCTGATTTTGGCGAATAACGCGTTTCTTTTTCACCAGCTATTCCTGTTTTTGAAAGTTCAATATTTTCCCAATCCTGTATAAGATGAGTTGCGATAATTTTGGCAAACTCTTGGGCTGATAGCATGGCACTCATTCTAAAAATACTTTTTTTGGTACAAAGCATTTTATAGGCCTCACCAAATTCAGGATCAGAAAAAGGCTTAATCCTGAAACATCCAAAAACTTGATCATTTTTCTTAAAAACAAACCATTTGGATTTATCCGTCATATTTGCTTCCAAAATTTCGGTAATAAAAAACCGACCATTGATAGGTCGGTTTTAGGCTTTAATCGCTGCAATGATTTCAGGTAATTTCCAGATTAGAATTGGTATGGAAAACAAAATTAAAAAGGCAATAATTGTCTGCCATAAGCCATACTTTTCAATAGACACTTTCATAAGCTCCACTATTGGTTTAAAATGCTCCATATAGATTTACTTTCCTCTTACTTTCGTCGGTGGGTGGAATGAAAAACCCCAGTAGTTAGCGCTACTGGGGTTTTGTTTTGGGTATTAAAAAACCCACTCAAATGAGTGGGTTCTGTTTAAAAATAATTACTAAGCTGGGCAGTTAAACCAGTTCGGTCGTGCTAGAAATCTTTGTCCATTAGACATGGCTATCACCGAACAGTCTGCATCGATCAACGGCTCATTTTGTAGGTTCCTGAAATCCAACAATCTAGCAATATCTCGTGCTGCTTCATTCGCTTTCACTACTAAGTGTGAGTAATACGCGAACTTCTTCACATCAAGCATTTTTACAGCCAGCAGAACTGGAACGATTTCATCATTTTCTATGATGACTGCTTCAGTAAGTTTGCGAACCAGCTCATAGGCGTCTTTATCAAATAAAGGATCTTGAGGTTTCTTTTCCTCTGGCTTTGCCCTTAAATCCATAACTTCTAAATAATGCTTAGCATCCTCAAAGTGAATAGCTCGTAATTCTCGGTAACTTGCTGAGTATTTAAAGTGGTTTTTTAAACGACTCCACATTTGCACAATCAAATTTTTATTACCTTTTGCTCTTGTATGAACAATGTTGTAAAGAATGCCAGCTTGTTCTGGTGAGATAGTTTGTTTGCCATTTAGCAACCATTCCATCACAAGTGAATCGTAAGCACGAATCACCATTAAATGGAATTTAGGACTAATCCACATTGCATATGCGTAAACAATTTCCTTAACTACATATGTTCCTCTGTTGTCACCACCATTGACTACTTTTACAGCACTCCTCATATTTGAGGAGTGGTCATTATCTGAACTCTGCAAATTTGCAGAGTGGTCAATTTCATTTATTAACTCTTTAATTTGCTCAGTTCTTAAAAAGTTAGATGGCTGGTGTTTCTTTTCACCACCACTTGCTTTATGAAGGTCACCCAACATAAAACGGCCTTCTTCATCTTGGCGAATTGTAAAATCACCAATAACTAATGGCTTATTATTTGGATTTAAAAAGTTTTGTGTTAAATTAGACATGTTGTCTTTCCTGTAGATTGCGACTTCAATCAAGCCCTGTCCGCCAAGATCACGGGCTTTTTTGTTGTCTGTTAAATTCATGCTTTCGCACCTTCAATTTCTTTACGCATATTCTTAATCGCTTGATTAATTACATAATTAACCGGTCTTTCATTTTCCTCTGCTACTTTCTTTAACCATTCATGAAGCTCGTGTTCAATTCGTAAGTTAAACTGCATCTTGCGTCGTGGTTTCGATAACACTCCCATTTTATACTCCTATCAATCGGGTATGATTAAATATAGAATTAATCGGGTAGTATTGTCAATACCCGAATAATAGAATTAATATCTATGTTAAATTTGCGGTATATGGTTTATTTCCATGAGTAAAAATGGTGGTCATCTCACAGTCCAGTACAATCTACGCTGGTCAGAAGAACTGAGAGACAAAATCGCTGACGAAGCTAAGAAAAATACTCGTTCGATGAATCAAGAGATTATTGCTCGTTTAGAACACAGTTTTCGGTCTGAGTCAGCATCAAAACCATTCCTTTCTTTTGATAAAGATACCTCACATCTGGTTATTGGAGATGCTGAGGAGCGTAAACGCCTAGCCCAAATAGCTGCTAAAGCTGTTTTTGATGCTTTAGGACAAAGCCTAGATCAAGATGATGATGAAAAAAAAGCACCCTAGGGTGCTTTTATTAAAACTTATTCCACCCACATGCATTATTTTGCTTTCTCATGCCCGCCTTTAGTGCGACAAGGTTGAATTCTTGTAATGAAATCCCGCCATCGCTTGTTTTAAAGAAAATCTTTAGTTTATTTGCCGACTTAATTAGACTAACCAACTCCTCATTCTCGCCAAAATCCTGCCAGTCCTCTTCACTATGGACCTTTATCGGTTGAGCTTCTGTTGTTTTGTCTGTTTCAACAAAAACATAATCTTCACTTGTATAAGACAAGTGTCTTTGTGACCATAAACTTATAGATGTTGTGCCACCCTCACATCCAAGTCTTAAAATAGGATAGATGTATTTAAAACCCTCACCAACTGTTAGGCTAGATGGTGTTGCTGTAGCATGTTTTGCTGAAAAATGATATTCAGCATCCTTATATTTAGGTTCAGGTATTTTGAAGTTTGGGGGTATTAATTCATCCTTGTCATTAAATTTTGGTTGTTGGTTGCAAATTTCAGACCATGCTCTTGGAAATTGTTGATTAGTTATATTGTTTTCATCTTCAAAGAGTACAGTTTTATTATTAAGCACAATATATCTAGTTTTACCAACATACCCACCCATTCGATTCTTTGAGTTAACCTCACCACAAAAACCTTTCTGGTTTGAAAACATGGCGGAGCTTGGATCTATTAAATCCTGCTTAACAATCTCCTCAGAAAATGATTTTACCACCAAGTTAAGTCTTGCCTGCTTCTCCTCCTTGCTTTCACACCCTACCAAACCAAAAACCAAACTTAATAAAATAATCTTTTTCATATATAAACCTATCAAATATCAAAATTTAAAAATCAGCTAATAATCCAAATAAAAATTATTAAAGCTATAAATAAAATAACTCCACAGATTATCCATTCAGATTTAGGGTAACCCCATACATTATCTGGATTATTAAAATCAGGTTCTCTTCTAGGTGTTGTTTTCTTAGTATGACTAGAGAACTTAGAATAAGATAAGCCAGTACCTGGAATACCTACTGTTGTGCGAGTACCCTTCTTACTTACATTTACACGTGCACCTTTCCCACCCACGGAAACACTTGATAGCCCTTTTTTACTAATATTGACACGGATTCCAGGAGCAATTTTTATACTTTTTCTAAAATTCAATCCCATCACACCACCTATCTAGAGCAGATCTTTTTAGAAGCACTGATGGAACCATCATTACAAACAAATTTACTACCATCGCAATGACTTACCCCACCTTTCTTACCAGAGCACGGTTGTCTGCCTCTACCTGCTTCCGCAACACTTAATGAGCTTAAAACTAATAAAAGACTTAAAATGACTTGTTTCATGGTTTTTTACCGTTTGTTATAAAGTGTACTAACTTTAACAAACTGGTTACTAAATGTCACATAAAGCAAAACCACCCGAAGGTGGTTAAATCATTCTGGGAGGTGATTATTGAATGGATACAGTTTTTTCAGGTAAATTTTAGTCTTTAATGAAACTTTTTTCATCTTTACCAGACTTTTCTTTATTCATAAAAGGAATACCATTCTGATTATTTGATTTATTCTCATCTGTTTGGTTTTTTATATCTTGATCTTTATAGGTACAAGCTATACAAATTGCACTAGCTATAACGGCTATAAAAAAGCAAATAATACTTTTTGAATAAAAATCCATTTTTTTCTTACTAGGTTCTTTTATATCATCTGAATCCTCATCCCTAGCCTTTATAGAACTAATCCATGTCATTAATAATTTGACCAATGTGAGTAAGCAAATCATTAAGAAAGAAATAACAAATACTAAATAAACTAATTTATTATTCCCTTCTAAAAGCTTTACTGTTGAACCAACAATATTAATTCCACCAAAAACAGTAATAATGATTGTGGCAAAGACACCCAGAATAGTAACAAAGTTAGTTACCATTCCATTAGACATATCTTTTGCCTTTTTAGCTTGTTTTTTTGCAAATTCAGCTTGCTTTTGCGCAATATTAGCTACTCTGTTTGCTTCTCTGGCAGAATCCAGCATAAATTTTTTTTGAATTAAGGCTAGTTCAATATGAGATGCAAGTTTTTCATAGCATGCAATTACATGTTCTTGACTTATTGATAAATTAGAAGATGAATAGAGATTAATAATTTCATCTTTTACTGTTGTAATAAAACCATCAAAAGTATCTGATTTTATTTCAATAGACTGGTCAATAAAAACTAGAGTGGAGATATCCTTGTAAGGTAAGTTGTAGAATGTTTCTTCAGCAGCCTTTGTAACATAATTATCTACTAAGATACAAAACATTGAGGCTGTCGCTTCTACAACTTCCCTTTTATTAAAATTTTCTGGATTTAAGTGATGTTTTATTAAAACATCAAGAACAGCATTTAAACTCATTATTCATTAATCGATTTCGCTGATTCTAATTCAGCATCAGAATAAGTTAACTCAATACCTTTCATAATATCAGACTCAAAATCTTTCCAAGCAACTTCTGAATGAGTACGCTCGACTAGATCAAAAGCTTTCCAAGGCATGTATTTATTTATCACATTTTCAGCAACTTCCATAAAATTAGAATCAGTCAATAAGGAATCAGAGTCAAAATCCTTTCGGATAAAATTCACTGATAAACTAGAATCTATTTCTAAAGTTGCTTTTGGTTTAGCAATGTGATGAAAACCAAAAGATTTGAACTCATGATAAACATCTTTAACTACTGGGCCATATTGCCATTTTTGAAAATCTTCAGAAAACAAACGCTCTCCAAATTTCTTAAAATACTCAGCAGATACATAATATAAAATTTTTTGAAGCTTTAATGGTGTTAAAGCATAGTTAGTTAAATTATTTTCATCATTGTTTGCATAGTAAATAATGAAATTAGCTATATCCATAGCTGTATACTTTTTAACCATAACCCACCTCTAAACGCAATATTAAAAAGCCATCAAACTTGATTAAAGATAATTTAAGATTTAATAAAAATGATGGTACTCATGATTATCAACTTAATAAAGCGTGGTAGTTGATGTCCATTAGAAGGAAAAGAAATACAATGTAATCTTCACTAATAATTCTAAGAACAAAAATACCCTATTATCAATTGATAAAAGGGTTGTGTAAGTCGAATGTTATTCACTAGTAACAAATTTGTCAATAATGGTTTTCAACCCAAATGTCAACAATGACACATGCAAATGTTACATGATTTTTGTTTTTTTGTCATATCAAAGAATATTAGCAACGACACAATTTAACGCTAAGTTACTATTTTTGTCGCTTTACAATTTTTTTATGCATTTCCTCCAAAAACAGATTATCCAAAGCAAAAACACAGTCATTGAAGATATGAGCAGCGACAGGTAAATCATTATGCTCTGCATAGACATTGATTGCCTGCTGATCTAAAGATAACGGGATGCCCTGCTCATACCGTCTGGATCTGGCAATAGTACTAAATGCCGAAAGAATAGAGTCGGCCGCATACGAATATTCTGGCGGATCCGGAATGTGGCCACCTAAGAACTTGATTTGTTCGATTTCGTGCGGCGTTTTCGACGCATACGTTTTTTGATATTTGTAGAGCTCGATGACTTTCCCAGAATTAAAGCCTTGTCTTGATCTGCTTCTTCTTGAATCTTCTGTGCCTGCTCTTTGATGAATAACCAGATCGAAATGCCAATGTCACCTAGATTTAGAAGCTTTGATGCATTCTCAGGCGTATAAGGTTTTTCGGACTCAACAGTTTTACCATCTACGATTTCGGCAAATACCACACCTTTCCAGTCTTCGATTAAGTGGGCGGCGCATGCATCCATTAACAACTCGTGATAAAGCTTGGCATCTTCATCTTTTACCATCACATCATAGCCTTTAGACGAGATCTGATTTCCTGCTCGTTCAATAGCTACCTGAAAAGGCTTATAAGCGATACCACGGACTTTGAACTCAGCCTGTACATCGCCATCAGCACCCTTGTATTCACACCATTTTGATACGTCTGAGCTTTTAATAATTCCGACTTTTAAAGCCATAACAACCTCTGAAATTTTAGGAATAAAAAAGCCCATGGGATTCCATAGGCTTTGTTACTGATTAAGCTGATTACACAAGAGCACGTACAATCGTTGGAGCTGTACGAACTTGAGCAAAGTTGATGTCTACAGTAATGATGTCATCACCACCACCATCCGGGTGATTGGCTTCCATCACTTCTAATTGAGGGAAATTAAACGAGTATTTACTGCCTTTGCTGTCTTTAATATCAAAGGTCAGAGTAAACACATCTCGGGTTTTAATGGCATCGATCCATCCTGCTGCAGTAGAAGAGAACATGAATGAAGCATTTGCTTCGATATCCATCATCTTTTCAATGTAGAACTCTGGTGTGTATTTGCCTGAGCCGATACAACGGATTGCTTCAAGGTTGTTATTAATTGAAAGCGTAAGCGATTGCATGCACGCTTTACCTTGAATTGATTGACTATTAATAAGCAAGTTTTTCACGTTTGGCATACTGACCAATGGACGGGTTGAAGCCGCTATAGGATTAGTGACAGGATTGACTTGCTGACGGGTAAATGAGCTACCAACAAGTCCAAAGTTACCTGTGATTTTCCCAGTTGTTTGAATGGTGATTTCACCGGTATTTACCTGCACACCACGGTAGATAAACACCTGCCCAATATCTTCAAAAACTTTAACCAGCGTTAATGACTTACGTACGGTACCACCAATGGTTAAGCTGTTTGCTGCCCAGTTATTGAAAGCTAAAACACTTAAGAATAAATCAAAGGTACCAAGTGACAATTCAAACTCTAACTGACCAGCTACTTCAGCTTCTGTGACCACACCGCCTTGACGGTAGCGTGAATCCACCACTTCACTGCTTTCTTCAGTAGAGACATTTTCAGATAGGCCATCGGTTACACGGCGAACAGTGTACCAAACTGGATTTGCCGGGGTTATTCCTAAAACTGCTTCTTCACAAGCATATAATCGAATTTTTGCGCCTGAACTCATTTATAATTCTCCAAAATTTAGGCATAAAAAAACCCGCTTTAGCAGCGGGCAGTTATAAAAATGGGCGTAAAAAACCCGCTAAAAAAACGGGTTTTTAAGGAGTTTCATCGGCATCTGAGACTTCCGGCGGTTCTATCCCATTCATGGCTGCAGCAACTGCTTCGGATAAATTTGTTGGTTGAAACTGAACCGGTGTCTCACTCACTGTTTCTTCAAATTCGGGTTCGGGCTCTTCATATAAACGAATATCAATCCAGCGTCCCTCTGGAATTTCAAGTGGCTGGCCAAGGTCGGCGACAATTGCGGCAAGTTCAATATCAAACTTTCGTTTGTAAGTCTTAATTGAAATATCACCGTTCTCTAGAGTTTCATAAACAACCGCAACAACAGTGTTGCCATTAGCATCTTTAGGTACTTCGATGTACCAACCTTCTTGAGCAAAACCAAGTGAACCTTTAATTAAGTAGTCACCTGTACCTAATTTTTCAAAACTGATTGGTTGCATTTCAGCATCATGGTTAAGTTCAATATGATCACTAAATAACTTAACAATAGGAGAAGCTGCCTTAATAAATCCATTACCATCTACTGAAGTGTTCTTTTCAGTTCTTACTTTATAAAGTGCCCAGTTTCCAGAATTCAAAGAACTATGCTTAAAACGGAAATACCCTTCGTGAGTAGAAGCAGCAAATAACAACTGAGCTAGTGATGTTAAACCACGTGCAAATGAAATTCCTGATGCATATGCAGGTAAAGTTGCTGAAGCTGTCGCATTGGTCCAGACTAACTGATTGACTGTTGGAAAGGATGTTTCGCTTTCTGTTAAAAGAAATGACCCTGAGCCAGCAACCTGCACATCTCCCAGACCAAATGCCCCAACTTCCATGATATTGCCGGCACTTGTCCCAACAGTTCGAGATGCTGGATTACTTGTTGGAATATTTTGAATTTGAGAGAAATTTGGCGTTAAGTTTGGAATACCTGAAGCAAAAGGTAGCATAAACTGACGCTTACCTTGAGCTGAGTTATATGGGAAAGGCCGATGATCCCAAGAATATTTAAAGACTAGATTTGCCATTATGCAGTCACCCCGTCAATTACCTGAAAAGTCAGAGTTTCAGTGTGCTGTGTATTGCCACCAATGACTGCTTTAATGTCCATTTGACATAGCCCTAAAGGCCAAGTTGCAGTGCTTGTACTAGATTTAATGTTCAGCCAACCCTTCTGTGTACTCTGACTTAATGCTGTACAAGTTAATGTACCCACAGCAGTGCCTTCCAAAGTTTTGACCTGAGATGTAAAGGTGTAACTCGTCAAATCAATTGCACGCCGTACATCATCTGGTGGATATTGTAAGGTTTCATCCATGTCCACTAGCTGTAGATTTAAGTTGAATGTGTCACCACGCTTAAAACAAAAATTGCTCATAAGTGATTCCTATAGGTATAAAAAAACCACCTTTGAGGTGGTAGTGAATAAGACATAAAGAACCGCCAGTTTGCGGTCATTTAATTAAAGTATTTTAAGGCTTGTAATCTAAATCAACACTTACTCCAGTAACTACATTATGTTTAGTTCCGCCAAGACTATTAACATTGGCCAAACGTATATTCACATCAGAAACACATAGCTTGTTTTCAGATTGCCATTTGCTCAACTCAACAGACATAACATCTTCAAGATGCCTTTCCAGTTCTTGCCGTTTAATTTCGATTTCTTCTAAAGTCAGCATACATGACATATCAATACACCTTATACTGAATGCTCACATTATACTGAATGAAATCAGGATCTTGCCCTACAAAAATTGACTGTCCATTTAAACATTCTAGATGATCGATTGAGTAATATTCAAAATGGGCAAGCAAAGCATCGCCAAGAACCGTTAAAGCTTTTTCTCCCACATGAAGTCGATCAAAGCATTGAATCATGATATTACCGGTTCGGCGTGTACAAGGATTATCGGCTACTCCTGAAATAAAACTCGGGCCGCCTGCAATAGTCAAACGGCACCATACTCCTTTTGTTGGCACATTAAAGCCTGGTGCATTTGGATACTGGATTCGTTCCTGAGCAATACCAGTAAAAGCTTGCATGTGCTCAATGATAGCTTGCCTTGTTTGCTCTAAAGTCATTGCCATTTTAGCCACCGTACTTTTGAGAAATAAAGTTAAACGTGAGGCCATAAATACCTTGTGGCGCTTGATCAGACCAACCGTTTTCTAAGCGCTCAGCATAAGGCTGGTTGTTCTGTATGTAGACCAAATTGCCCAATTTAATCTTTACAGCTTGAATAGCGGCATCTTGCACGGCGTTTGTTTCAGGTTCACGTATGCCATAGTCACCAGATCCAATCGAAACAATATGTGAAGCACGGTATGCACCAGTATCAACAGGACTTAAATTAACCAAAGATTGCACAGTATCCATGGTGATTTTTTTCACTTGATCTTGCACTGATTTAGCCACATCCAGACTAAAGCTAGTCGGTTTTTTCCCCTTCCATCCCATGCTTTACCTCACTTTCTTCGTACATTTCAAATAGGTCCTGAGCGATAGACTGAATTGAATAAGCTTCAAATTCCACACTAGGCTCTCGCTCACCCATTCTCCGTTTTACTATTTGCCAGACATGAACAGCTTCATGTAAAAGCAATCCATAAACTTGAATTTGGTCTTTATCCGCCGTATCACCAATTTGGACGATTGCATATGCACCTTCAGAAAAAGTACTAACCTGTGCATCCGCTCCCATATCCAAAAATTGATCAGCTTTATCCATATCTTCAAATAACAAATCCATGTGAAGCTGATTTCTAGCAAGCGTATACTGCACATGCTGGAACGGTGAGATATACCACTCTGGAACATAATCAGTATTAACCATTTTAGCCCCTACACTTTTCGAAGCTGACATTTCCAGATTGTACTGGCTGGATCTTGTTGAATATGGATAACTCGAAATGAGCCTATGGCTGTAATCCACTCATCATCAATTTTTGGTGTCATAGTTACTTCATTTTGAAGCACGGTCGCCTTCTTATCCGTTGCCAATACTCCAAGTGTTTGGATCTCATATTGACTGTAAGAGCCAAACAGAACACCACGGCCGGAATAGTTTTCTTTAACTTCAACATACGTTTCAGTTTTAGGATCCCAATCTTTTCTTGAAATCCGCTCACATGTAAAGGTATGAACGGCGTCCGCTAGATCTTCATTAAATGCTTCGGCAATATCTGCCTGAATTTCGTCACGTAAGCCCATATCATGCCCTATAAAGTGGTATGCCAAAGCCATTAAAACTTGCATTTGGATCTTTCAAATCAAGTGAATCAATAAAATCAATTGCTATCTGTTCAAAGCTTGAAATTGCTTCAGATCCGTCTTGGTATTCTTTTTCAGATTCAACAGAATCAGCTTTAACTTTCTTGCGCTTCAGCTGCTGGTCTTTGCCGTTATAAATTTCCTTGGCCAGAATTCCTTTGATAATTTCACACGAAGCATCTTTAAGAAGTGGATCAATTGGATCTGGTACAAAACCAATCCGTTTTTTCATCCAGACATTTGCCAGTTGAACCAGACGAGCTTTATCACTGTCTGGTGCAAAATCGCTGCCCAAAATTGAATTTGCGTCATCTACAGTAATAAAGCTCATTGCATTATTCCTTCGGGATTAATTTAAGGAGTTCTGCTTTTGTTGCAGATGGCTTGTAGCCAATGTTTTTACTAGCCAAATACTCTTTTAATTGATCATTTGACCAATTTTCAAAATCATTAGCTGCCGTTTCTGTAGCTGGATTTTCTTCCGCTTTTCCAGCTTCTAATTCAGCAATACGTGTTTGCATTGCAGGAATATCGTTTTTAAAAGCTTCAAATTCAGCTTTAATACCGACAACTTGAGCTTCAGCATCTTTGAGAGCTTTATCTGCTAAGACTGCTGCATCTTTTAAGCGTGAATTCTCAGATAACAACTCTGATTGGTTACCACCGGCCTGCTCTAAGATGGCAATTTTCTGCTTAAGCTGAGTGTTTTCTTCAACTACCTTTTCGCATTCAGCTTTTGCATCATCCATCACAGCTTGAAGTTCAGGGGTAATTCCCACTGCGACATTTACTGTGGCCAAAGTCGTTTTTTGTGGCTCTTCCAACTTACGAACTTCAACTGGAACTTCCAAAGATTCATAATCCTTTTGAATCTTTGGATAATTACCGTAAATAATTACCTCTTTTGCTTTCAAATTTGGGTTTTCATAATAGTCAGGGTTAGCAATAATGCCCGTCTCTAATGCAGCCACTGCTGCAATACGTGTATAGATAATCTTCATGGCGCTTTTCTCTTAATAATAAAAAAGAGGGCTTATTAGCCCCCTTAGATTTTAATTTTTAGGTTTTAACCAGTTGTCGCTGTACCCGATAAATCAAGTAAGGTACCTGCTGTCATTTTGTTGCTGGTCGCATATTTGATCCAGTTAGCACTTGAACCAAGTAATGTAAGGTCAGGATTTTCACCTTTCGATGTATCCCAACTATAACCAAGAATATCTAAGTTAAATGCACCTTCAGCACGCATACCGATTGCTAAGTTTTCTTCATCATTGATGTCATAAGCTCGGAAGCCCGGTACTTGTGATTCAGTTACAGTAACAGCGCCATACTGCAAGCCAAAAGCATCGTTATCCCCTACAGCATCAGTCACCAAGACTGGCTTACCTAATGTACCGGGTAAACCTCCATAGATAACGATTTCAGATTCACCATAAATTTGCTTAGTGATTGCATCATCGACAATATCGAAATATGTATCTGAGTTCATCACCCATAAACCAATACGGCCAAACTTATCACCAAACTTTCGCATACCACGAGTTAATGCTTTGCGGCCATCAACAACGATACTCCCTTTCGCAACCATGTCGGGATTGCTAGAAATAGCAGCTTTTAAAGAAGCTAAGCTGTACTCTAAACGTCCTGCAACCAATGCATCTGCAAGATCGTAACCAACAACCATAGCAAATTCTTCTGGTGTACGAGCACGGCGTTTAAATGCCTCTTCAGTAGATGCATAAGGACCATATTTATATGGAATTTTTACACCTACCGACTCACCAGCACCGATTTTTTCCGGAGTTACTTTTGCATTGGAGTTCACATCGCGATGTTTAATGCTACCACCAACTTTGTAGAATGCATTTTTATTGAAGTCACCTTGAATGATTTCATTACGATAAATAATCGCACCATTGGAAGCTTCATTAAAGACATTCAAATTGTCCTGTAAACGCTCTAAATAAGCAGTTTGAGCCAGTTGGTTGTAGATGATCATGTCGGAATTAACTGTTGTAGTCATAACTACTTATCTCCAAATATATAATGATTAGTTCGGTAGTTTTAGGAAGGCATCATTGCCATGTTCTTTGATGTATTCTGCTTTCTGAGAAACAGACATTTCACTGCGTTTCATTCCTGCAGGCGCTCTACCTTTGCCCCCACCTTGAAAACCGCCACCAGTTCCTTTACCACCTTTAAGAATTAAGTCTTTATGCTGGTATCCACCAACCAATGACTCTAAAGCTTCATCAACATTTGCAAGTTCACCGGGACGTACACGTGAATAAATCTTTTCACCGTTCTGATCGTATGCAACCACTTTGCCCTCTTCGATTTTGAAGTGATGACCAAAGGTCGCTTGCACCATATCCACAGGTACTGCAATGTTGTCTTGAATGTACTTAGAACGAGCAAAACCACCGCCGATAAGTTCTTTATGTAAAGAGGCTTCTAGAGCATCACGTTGCTCAACAATCGGAGCATATTTTTCTTCAACTGCTTTGATAGCTTCAGCTTTAACTTTCTCAACTTCACCGGCATCCACCAGCTTTTTATCGTCGAGATTTTGGATTGTTTGTAATGCCTTTTTAGCTGCCGCTGGGTCTTCAATTCCTTCAAAAGCTTTTAATGCTTTTTCGGCTGCTTCTTTGGCTTCACGTTGTGTTTTAGCTTCATTGTTTAAGCGTGCAATTGTTGCTACCGAGTGTGGTGCATCATGTGGCATTTCTTTGCCGTCATCATGAATATAGATCGGCTTATCGCCGTCTACTTCCGCATAAACTTTACCGTCGATTGTTACTGTTTTAAGTTTCATTGGTCATCCAACCTATATATACAAAATGGGCATCCGCCCGGATTCGCCGTTGGCATCCGCTTTCGGCAGGCAATAAAAAAGCGCCCTTTAGGACGCTTCATTTCTATAAATGATTATTTACTTAAAGCTTGGCGTACAAATGCATCTTTTGCTTCAAGTAGCTTTCTTAATCCTGTGGATTTTTCAGGCCCGTCAGGAAGTTGCTCATCCATTTGCCGAGCTAAATCACCAATTGGCTTACTAACTTGCTGCAAATGTTCAGGTAAATGTTCATATTGGAAATATTGGATAATAGGGCTTGGCATTTTCTTCTCACAAAAAAAGCACCCGATGGTGCTATGGTTTGAATTAGGTTTAATGCGGAATCTGTGCTTTGGGCTGTTTAAAGTTATATCCTAAAATAGCTATATATCTTGGAATCAACCTCCTTACAAATGGCACAACAATAAGATTTGTACTTAGGATGTATTGTGCTTGAGTCATAGTTACTTTTTTCACAATCCCAACTCCTTAAATGTCTGCTCATCCAACTTTCGAAGTTGGTCCAATGTGTATAACCGCCCCTCAGGATCGAAGAACTTATCAAAATCAAATTTTCCTTCCTTATAGAGCTTGTAACGCTTCGGCCCTAGCCACTCTTTTTGGAAGAAGTCATCTGTCTTTTTGAAGAACTCTTTAAATGTAGTGTTGGCATCTAGCTGCCCTATTAATTGGCTTCGCTCATCTTTTGGAATGTCCTTCACTCTTCGCTCATCCATCACATACGGGCGTTCTCCAACTAGCTCCCCGTCCTTCTCAACTGGTACGAGAATGCTGCGGCAATTAGGATGTAACGGCGGTACACGCTTTGCAGGATCATTAATCGCCCACACTGAACCATCTAATGAAGCGCAAAGCTTAGAAGTTCGGCCATCTAAAACGCTAACAAATCGGACATATTCAAAGCCAATTTGGTTGAAGCTATTTAGATAGGCTTGATTGGCTACATGGCTCCGTACAGTTCTTACGGTACGTTCAATATCCGTCTTGGTACCGTTTAAAATGCCATCCTCATAATTCAGCCGTTTGGTACCACGAATGCGCTGAACAATTTCTTGGTTAGTTTTGCCTGAATTAATACCATCTCGAATTGCATACTCAACCTTTTGACGGGCGCTTTCAGCAATTCTTGAAAGCAGATCATCGACAAGAGCGCCACCTGCCAACGGAGCTTTTTTGGCGGATAAAAATAGTTTTTCCCCGTCAGGCTTATTAATTTTTGCTCCATAGAGCTTGGCTACGTAATTAGCCTCATAAACAGCCAGCGCCGTAGCAGAAACGGCAAAAGCTTCAGGTAATGCTAAATTAACACTGGCAAACCATTGGGAAATCAAATCCCTAATTTCCCTTAAGTTCGAAGTTGTATATTTACCACCAGCTAAAGCAACTTTCTCCGACTCATTAAGCTCATCCAATAAATCCCGAAGCTTAGAAAGCATCTTGCTCGTATCATCATTGAATAAAGCCAATAGCTCATTTACCGTTTTCGATGAAGCACGATAAAGGTAGGCCTGGTGCTGAGTGAGTGCTTCAAATAGTTTTTTGATATCTGTTGCCATCTCACTCTACCTTTGATTTAAAGTTCCATCTTGCTCTGCTTCAACATTCTGTAGCTCTTCTTCATATTTTTGTTTAGGGAACATACCTGTTTGGTTGTATTCCCACCATGATTTAAATGAAGATCGGCCTTGTAAAGCTGCTTCAAATAACTGTCTAGCTAACTCAGCTAAATAACCTTGCTTGTTAAATTCCTGACTAATTTCAAATACCAATTCGTCCTTAGAGAGAACATCAACATCTGGCATTACAAACTTTGCTGCCCATCGTAATGCTGCTGACAAGGCTTCATTCATATTGACTACACAGAGCGAAAGAACTGAATGCTGAACGGCGTCATCGCTATTCGCTTCGGTGGCGGTCTTTTTACCCGCAGTACCCTTCTCAATTAAACGCGCCCCCATCTCCTTCATTTTTTCCCACTTATCTTTCATCGCTTCCCGGGCAAGAGTATTAGGGTCGGCTTGAACAATTCCTAATCCACCATTTTCAGGTAAAGGCAAAAGAACTTTCGCGCCAATATAGATGCCTCGTTTCTTCGCTTGGTCATACCACTCCCAATTAACACCTTTCGCATAGTATTGAGGTTGACCCATAAAAAAAACGGACTCTTGAAAGTCCGCACTGTCACGATAATGGGCTAAATTGAGATTGGCCAAAGGAAGTAATGGCGGCTTCTTAATCTCTTCAGAATTATCATTGGCTCCTACAAAGGTAAATGGAATATAAGTCCAAAAATTACCATTATAATCCGTTGGAAATTTCTTCTCTCCACCAAGCCAATTGCTCTTTTCTCCCTTTGTGTATACCTGTACTGAATAGATATATTCCCCATTACCCTCTTGCTCTAAACGAAGTACACGATATTGCTCTTGTTCGGTTTTACTAAAGCCATCAGCACCGCGCTCAGACCTAAATTCACGGATAACCACGAGACAAAGTTTTTTTTGGTTATCGACCATTACTGAATCCCAATTCACTACATCAAGGGCATTGAGCAAATGAATCATCGGATAGGCTTTTTGTGCTTTAAATTCCGCTAGATTACGAGCTGGTAATACATCCGGGTAATCTACGTATAAAGCGCAACGATAATGTTTTAATAAATGGCGAATACCATTTTGAGCCAGTTGATAAGTACTAAGGCCTGCTCCATTCGCATTACGTTCTAAATGTGCAAGTTCTGGAGGAAATTTAAAACTTGGATCAGTTGCAAAAGCTGCTCCAACCAAACTATTTGAGGTAGTACCAGTAACTTCATAAAAGACTGCACGGGTACGATAAGCCTCATAAGCGCTTTTATTTGCAGGTGATTTATCATGAGCATTTGGCATCGGCAAATATTTTTCACCTTTAGCCTTAACTGCATCTTCACCTTCACAAACATCATCAAGTTTTTGCCAGTATGGCAAGTTTTTAACATATTCAGGATGTTGAAAAGTTACATCACTCATCGTGCAAATCCCATATCAGCAAAGAAGGCTTCAAAACCTTCATGTAATTCATTAAACGCATCAGAGGCTGCATCCACTTGGTCATCATGTGTACCGTTAGGAAAGTGACGAAGCTCATCAATAAAGTCCTTATTCCATTCACCTTTGAGCATTCGTACATTTCCTACGTTAACTTGGGCCGCAAAGGGTTGTGCCCGTGTAAGCTTGTCACCTGAAATTGGCTTAGCTATCACGCTATAACCCGCAAGAAGCTTCACAAATGAACTAGCTTGCGATTTACCAGCTTGACCAGGATCTTGTGGTAGACGCACAGAAACTTTTTTCCCATCTATTTTTGCTGTTTGTTCTAAACGCTTATTCACATTGTCTGGACCAAGCTGTCCTCTTGTAACATCGACAATGTAAGTAAAACCATCTGCGCCTAGAGCTTCTCGCACACCTACTGTAAAGTCGCCTTCATTTTCGGTTGCCCCGAAGTCCCAAGCCCTAACTTGTTTCAATACATCTGCAGGCAAAGCATCAACAATTTGAATATTGTCGGGCTTAAAAAAACCGCCTGCTGGCGGTGATGGCATTTGTCGATATTGCCCGGCAAAAACATACGGCGCAGCTTGCTCCATTTGCCTCAATTTTTGAATATTGTGTTTTGCTGGCCATAGTGCCGAACCGTCTTCCTGAATAGCAGAAAGACATAGATGCTCCCACACTTCACCATTACCACCAGCTACAGGAACGCCGTCTTTTCTATCACCTAGCAACCATCCAGCCAAATCATCTTCATGTAGACGCTGCATGATGACGATAATCGGTGTATCTGGTGAGTTAGTACGCGACTCAAGGGTGTTTTGGAACCAATCAATTACCCCTTCTCGAATAGTTTTTGATGAAGCTTCATGTGCTTTATGTGGGTCATCAATAATAATGCAGCCACCAAAGCCTTTACGAAGTTTTCCCGCACCAAAACCGGTAATCGTACCGCCTGTACCAGTTGCATAGCAGACCCCGCCTTGAGAAGTTCTCCAGAAGTCTTTAGCCTTACTATCATCACGCAATGTAAGCTCAGGAAAGACTTTCCTATACGCCTCTTCTTGCACAAGAGTTCGTATTTGGAAGGCATTGTTTGCGGCAAGCATTGCCGAGTAACTGATATGAATAAACTCACAGTCTGGATTCTTACCAAAACACCAAGCCATGAAATTAATTACAGCAATTTCAGTTTTAGAATATCGTGGTGGAACGTTAATAATTAACCGCTTTATCTCTCCGCGATAAACTTTCATTAAAGCTTCGCAGATTTCTAAGTGGTGCCAATTTTGCATCCATTTATAACCACGGCGCTCCTTAAACATGTACCTTGTGAAGAAATATAAATCTTCTTGCGCCTCGATCCGGATGGCTTTATCCCGAGCCGCATCAGTACTCATCTAAGACTTCCCTCCGCGCTTTTAAGTAATCTTCCATTGGAACTGGTATTTCAGAATTAACCGTTTGGACTGGTCCGCCGTCTTTGCCTGTTATTTCTTGACGATTAGTAAATTGACCACCGATGTCTTTAGCGGCTTGCTCAAGAATTTTTAACGCTGTTTTGACGTTTCTAGTCTTCTCAAGCTGTCTTTGGTATTGCTTCAATCGGTAGAACTTATTGGCAATTGGAATATCAATTAAGCCTTTATCAAACTCATCTCTGGTTTTTTCAAATAGTTCGACATACTTTTTGCTTAAGTTCTTACCAGCAACCTTTGTAGGGTCATAAGTTGCAACTTGAACACGATCTATATCAACGCCAAATTCCTGTTTAACGAGTTCAGCTACTTCTTGAGGTGTATCACGACAAGCAAGAGACTGAACTATAAAGATTTTCACAGGCTCTTTTAGTGTCGCCATAACTTCCTCATCGTATAACTACGTATAACAAAATGGGCAAAAAAAAGAGCCATTAGGCTCAATTGATTACACAGTTTCCGCAGCATTTTGAAATATCAAGATTCGAAACAAACGGCGGATTCTTTGCGACTTCAATAAGTCGTTTAACATTCTTACTCGGTCCCCACCGTTTAACCACGCCAACAAATTCTTCTACATCGTGACCAGCTAAGTAATGTTTAGGCAGCCCTGTACTATCGCTATAAATGATTTCGCCGTCTTCGTCTTTCATCACACCAATGTGATAAAGCTCATGTTCAAGCAAGTAACAGAACTCTGTATCGTTTGCACGCTCACAGAAAGATGCATCGACCGTTATTAAATAAGTAGGTACAAAACCAAACCAATCACGCATCTGTTGCTCTTGTCTAGCTTTGCGCCATCCACCAACATTGAACATGACTTTTTCGCACTGGCCTAACACCATAGCTTGCTTGCTTTTATATGCAGAAGAGGCCCAAGCAAATGCTAAAAACTCTTCATTGTCGTGAAGTAGCTCAGCTATATGATCATGATCCGGGTTATGAAGTGGTCCACCAATCGTTAAATAATTAGCGACAACCCATTTCTTTAGGTCTGGTGCCGGTATTAAACGGATTGCTTCCTCTTCTTCAGCTTGGTCAATAAAATCAGTTGGTGGGAATGGTCTGATCTGCTCCATTGAATATTTGCCTCTTCAAATTCTTAAGCCATTTGCTTGCGTATTCAGTACGCAACTGTAATGGTCCTGATTCATCAATGCGGCATCTAGATGCTGTCTCTATGCGAATTACTGTGTAACCCATCTCTTCAGCAACATCGTAACGGTCAAGACTCCAAGCTTTGTTTTTAAGCTTACCCTTGCGTCCACCCGACCAAGGGCCGCCAGCAATTTCAACTAAAATACGATGTTCAATTAAATGAAAATCAAATCGCCAATGCTTTGTAGACTTAAACTGGAATTTCTTTTCATACTTAATTTCAAGTACATCTAAGGCGTGGGTAAATTCTTCTTCAGCTTCTAGGTATTTTTGATTTGCTTTTGGCAATGGTCTGCTTTTAGGTTTTGTTTTAGGTTCTTTTTTTCTTGTAAGCCAAAAGTATTCTTTGTCATCCATACCTCAAGCCCCTTTAAAGAAACCCCTCAGGCTTATTATTAAGACGAGAAATTAATTTATTTTGATTGTCTAGGGCCAAAAAAAATCGCTCATCTAAGTGAGCGATCTGTTCTGCAATTAGGCCTTTCGTTGTGCAGCTTCCCAAGTGGTTAAGCTCCAATTGAAGCCATTTAATCTCTTGAGTAGTTTTTTGAAATTCAGTCATACATACTCCAGAAAAACCACCGCAAGGGTGGCTCAACTTAAAAACTTTCTTAACCAATCAGCATGCAACTGAATTAACTCATCATTTGATAAATTCTGCGGGTGATAAACAAAGTACTTCTTTTTATCATCTTCAAATATTGAGGCAATATACTGACCACTTCCTTTCCAGTACTCTCTTGGTGGATTTTCATTTGTTGAAATGTGCGTAAAGTCGTAACCGCCTGAAATTTTAAAAGCTTCATGAATTTCAATTATTTTCATTTATGAACCTACTCAATATAAGGTTTATAAATCTTATCAAAAAATCCATTTTGAAATTAAAAAACCCGCTTCAAAAAGAAACGGGTTATAAAAACAAAAAACTTTCAGCGCAGTATTTGATACTGATAATACAAATTAAAATATGTATTTTCAATATATATTATAATTAATTTTTAGGTGCTCTTAAGATATCTAATACTAATTTAGACATTTCATGAAGATCAGAACCTACTGGCAACCAGAATTCATAAAAGGTATTGGAACGGCCATAAATCTGTTTGTAATACTCTGTTTTGAATGATGAATCAATATCAGAAGCTTTTAGTAATCTGCCTTCTTTTTCGATCACTTGACCATCTAATTCACCACCAACACAGATATTCATTTTTACCAGCCTGGACTATATAGCAAAAAATAAAAAAAATCCGTACCTTGGGGAAAGTACGGACTAAGCTTTTCAACTGAAAAACACTATAATGGAAATAGACATCATATAGTAAGTTTAATATACGATAAATTTCATGTTTTTTCAAATCCTAATTAAAAGCCCACGATTAAGTGAGCTTTTAAAACAAATTGGTGCAACGCTTATAACTTTGTCCACTATATCAAAAATCTAAACCAAGTGTGCTGCACTGTCAAGATTGCAACACCTCAATTTTTCCATCCAAATATGCCAAGCCTTTATCAATCTCAGCACGTACCTTTGCTTTACTACATCTATGCACATTAGCAATTGTTAGATACGACCAATTATTTTCATAATAAAGTATTAAAAACCAAGCCCTTTCTTGTAAAAATTCCCTATTATCGTTATGCATTTTAGCCAAGAGTTTGCTTACTTCAACTGCCTCATAATCTTCAATTTCGCATGGCATAGAGACCTTACTTGATCTAATTCTAGTTGTGTCATTTTGGTCAATTAGACATGCTAAAGGATTAGCAGAAACTTTAAATTTTGTTGATCTTACCCATAGACCATATTGTTCCAACCATTGATGAGCAGAACGTTTAGACCAATCCATTGTCTTGTTATTAACTTTTGCATTCATGTTTAAACTTCCCTCACATCAATATTGTGAACTGTTTTCATCAGGTGTTTCTTATTTCGGTAACTCGGTAGCTTGCGTGTAGCTATAGACTTCACATCTTCAACAACGTATTCACCTGCTGTCGTGAAATAAGTGAAATCGGCAAAATATCTAAGTGCTGGTTTAGCTCGTTTCTCCCCTTCTAATTTTGTCTTCGGTGCCAATTCAAATTTTGTGTGATGCTGCAATTCTTTAATTTCACCTCGTTGTTGTAGAGCCTTTAGCTCGATATACCGTTTGTATTCTTTAGTACTGTCAAAAGTCATTCCATCCAATTTAATTTTCGAAGCATTAAACTTGTTTCGACCCTTTTTCTTTTGAACTTTCGGGCATGTAAGGCGGTAATCAGCAAGGCTCATTGATGTCATTTAGGCTCACCACCATTGAGCACTTGCTCTATAGCTTTAAGGGTTCGAATCATTGCCATTTGTAGAAATTCATGATTGCCGCGCATGTCTTCTTCAACATACTGCAAAGCATATTGAGTCTCTTTTAATGCCCCATCTAAACGCTTTTGCAGCTCCTCCACTTTCGCTTGTTGTTCTTTTTGAATCTCCCAAGCCCACTTTCCAGATTTACCCTCAAACTCACTCATGGCTGGCTCCTTTCTCATCTAGCTCTTTACGCGCCAACCACCACAAAACCACCGCACCGCAAAGTACTGCTGTTACACACGAAATGAGTAAGCCACAGCTTAAAATCTCGAATTTAGTCATGATCCTGCCCCACCAAAACGCAAGTCATCCCAGTCACACTCAACTACTGTCAAACCATCATGTTGAAACCGAGACCATAAACGGTCCCCTAAGTTTTCCTTCAAACCTTGCGCCTTTTCTGTAGATTCAAGCGTCATGTTTGAAATTAAAACTGTCGGCTTTTTTCCGTCATAACGTGCATATAAAACTTTATGAACGAGCTGCAATCGACTCTCGTGTTGGTCGTGCAAACCGTATTCATCCAATATCAATAAATCACAGTCCGTGAAGCGAAATATTGCATTTGCTTCATTGTCATCGGGCTTTGTCCATGCAGTGGCAATTTCATTTGCCATGTCTTCTGAGGTGACGTAACGAACATAACTCCGCTTGTCTAAAACGTTACGAGCAATAGCACATGCAAGATGGGTTTTGCCTGTTCCTGTACGCCCAACCATAATCAGATTGCGCTTCTTCCCTGAATTAAAATCTTGAACAAATTTATGGCAAGCAGCTTTAGCTTCTTTCTGCGGATCAATACTCACCACATAATTTTTAAATCCGCTTTCCTTGTGGCGCTCAGGGAGTTTTGCTCCGGCAAAATGTTTCTCGCGTACCATAAGGTTGACTTGGTGTGCGTGTTCAATTTGTGATTTCACATACGCTTCATTTGCACATGTTTGGCAAACTGGACGACCAATTAGTAAAACCATTAACTCATTGTGTTTAGGGCAAAACTGATTAGTTTGTACCAGCTCAGTTTTGAATTGTTTGCTCAATGCATTCATAGCATCTCCCCTACATCGATATCATCTGTGGCTGGTGCATACTGTTTTGCATCACCCCAAGCACTGTTTACGACTCTTGCTGGTGCAGTTTTCATTGGTGAGTTTTGTTTTTTAGGTCTTATCGACTTTGTGAATTCCTGAATTAACCAAGTTGCAAACTTTCGAGTTCGTTGGTTTTCCGTGAGATCAATTTTGTTTTCCCAGTGAGCATTGAAGTTGCCAAGATGAAATTCATAATTTGGCATTTTTAAAACCTGCTCTGCTTGTGTACTCACTTGTGAAGTCCTAAGAACATTCAGCAATAGTTCACGATTTGGTTTCCAAGACTCCTCGGCCGCTGAAAAATTTTCAACCGCGTTTTGTGTGTGAGTATTTTCTTGTTCCTGCTCCTGCTCCTGTTCCTGTTCCTGGCTTCGAAGGGGCTTTGAAGGGGCTTGTAAGGGGCTATCTATTTTGGCGTTTTCGCCACGCTTTTGAGTCATACAAAATGCTTGTGCATATTTATCGAAAAAGCTTGATAAATAAGGGCTTGACGGCAATGAATCATACTCTTTTTGCACGTTCTTACAGCGGTTATCGGCTGGCTTTAATGACTCAGCTACTTGAAAACGTGCCATCTCGTGCACCCAGACTGTCTCCGTGGCTTCGTCATAGCTACAAAACCCCGCTTCACAGGCTCTTTGAAGCCCCTTAGAAGCCCCTTCAAAGCCCAATCCAGTTTCATGAGCAACATATAAAAGGGGCATGTAATACAAGCCAAGCATGTTCGCGTGAGGGCTTGTCATTAAATACATAGCGACAATTAAGCCTTCATGTGTTTGACGAAGCTTTTTGCCCGTAGTTCCCGTCCAGAAATGTGGTGAGACTTTCCCATAGTCACGCATGGTTATTTATCTCCTTTAAAGGGTGTTCGAAGGGGCTTTGAAGAGGCGATAATAGTCATTACTTACCCCTTCCAAGCTTCACTAATCCGCGCATTTCCAACTGACGAATAATTCTTGGAGGAATAAATTCGTTGTTGATTTTGTAGCGAATACGAGACTTTTCTTTCACCTGAATTAGTTTGTGCCCATCCTCCATGAGACGGCGAACTGCTATAGCCTGCCCCCCCATATGGGTTAATTCTTCAAGTTGATAAAATCTTTCCTGAGCCTCAATTGCGGCATTCATAACTGAAAGTGGCATAGCTGCTAATTCTTTAGCCGAATAGATCTTTACTGGTTGTTCCAGTGGAATTACCACCTCAAGCGGTGTGGTAGAAACGGAAATATCCTGTTTTCTTTTTGCTGCATATCTCACTTTTCACCATCCTTTGGCTTAACATAGCCACCAAACGAATCAACCAAACACGCTTTGGTTAAGCTGGTTACAATCTGTTGTGCTAACCACTGCGTTATGCGAAATTGACGAGCCATAGCCTCTGAAAATTCAACTTTGGTTACCGCCGCATTATTTTCGTCATAACCTTTGTTACGTAAATTTTGCTTTTTCACCTCAAATAGGTGCCCAAGCACTCGCAATGCAGGCTCGTAAAAAGATTGGATTTCACTTTGCTGACGAGAATCTTTGATTTGCTGTGTAAAGCTGTTCATGACACCTCCGCTAATGCTTGCTCAGCGCTTGTTAGTCGGCGTTTGGCGTTAAGTTCAGCAACTGTTGCTGTGCGGATTTCTTTTGAAGAAACTAGAATCAAATGATTCTCTGATTTGATGGTCCATAAACTAGTCAAAGTTTTGTTTTTAACTTCAAACAAATCATTTGATTTGAAAGTACGGCACTCTTTAGTAAGCACTACAACGTCACCCACTAAAAATTCTGGCTGGTTGCGTTCGGTTGTTTGATTTGATAAATTGTTTTGCATATTCATGGGTTCCTAAATTTGTGAATGCGAAACCACTCCTGTTACAGCAGGTAGTGGTTTTTTATTTGAATAAAATCCGCATGTATTCAGGTGAAGTGAATGCATGTGCTAAATAAACTCGCGTTGCTTCTGCAATTTCAGGTGAGCAATACACATCACTTTCTTGCACAACCTTCAAACCAATGGCTGTCAACAAAAAGCTAATAAACTCAATCTCAGTCCATCCATTTGATTTCTTTTCTGTTTTCATCCGTGAAAGGATGCTTGCATCGACATTTATCATCTCTGCTACTTGTCTTTGATTGCTAGCGTTAAGTGCTTGCAATATGAGCGATTCGTTATTGCTAGCGCTTGCAGGCAATTCATTTAATACTTTGCTCATGGTTTAGTTCCTAAGCGGTTAATGATCCAAGGTTTTTGCTTTTTGTCGTCTGGGGACGAAGTTCAATCCAAATATCTTGATAGTTATCAGGGAAAAGCTCTTTTCGCGTTGTTAAACCAAGATCTTCAGCAATAACTGCTAGCCTGATTTTTCTATCAAGGGGGATAGCTTTCCATCCACTAACTGATGACGGAGCAATCCCCAGAAGTCTTGCTACCGCTGTGACACCACCTAGCTTGTCTATAAGTTGTGCGTCATTCATAACGTGCTCCTAATTTTTCTTTAATTATTAGGCATTCCTTATATTAAATCAATAGGAATACCTAATTTTATTTATGTTAGGATTTCCTAACATTCTGAGGATAGTTGTATGAATACTCTTGCTGAACGACTTAGGTATGCCATGGAAGTTTTGCCACCTAAAAAGATTAAAGGTGTTGAGCTTGCTCGTGCAGTAGGAGTTAAACCTCCTTCTGTGAGTGATTGGCTGTCTGGAAAATCCAAAACAATGGAAGGTGAAAATTTATTACGTGCCTCAAAATTTTTGAATGTTAATCCTTCATGGCTTGCATCTGGCACGGGAGAGATTCAATCAAGCACGAGAGATAAATTTAAACAACTGGATATCGAAGAGTTCAAAAAGAAATACAACATTAGTGATAGTGATGAAGCTCTTTTATTTTCAACAATTATCGAAAAACCGTTTATCCCATCATCTAAGCGTTGGGTTCCTGTTAAGGCTTACTCCAAGATGGGCATGGATGGCTATTTCACAGATATGGGTTATGAAGGCAATGCTGGAGATGGGTATGTTCCAACTCACTCAGCAGGACCAAGAGCCTATGGCATTAAAGGCACTGGCGACTCAATGTTTCCAGCAATTCGTAATGGCTGGTATGTTGTATGCGACCCTGATGCAGAGCTTGTGCCGAATGAGTTTGTTCAGGTGTGCTTGAAGGATGGAAGATGCACAATTAAAGAATTTGTCGGCATCAATGGTGGGGTTTTAAGTTTGCTTTCTGTGAATGGTGGTGAGCGATTTTTCTTTGAAATGGACGAGGTTGAAAGTATTACCGCTATTACAGATATCGTGCCGCCAAGTCAGCACAGACAAGAACATCCTTATTCGCATTAATCACAGGAAGACTTATGGACAATTCAAAACGACCAATCAACCAGATTATTGCTCGCATCAATGATGCTGCGAAACATGGTGAAGCTTTGGTGCTAACAGCCGAAGAAGTGAAGATCCTCTCAAAGGACATTGGTGATAAAGTCTTTATTCCAGTCCTTACAAATGAACAAGTAGTGCAGTTGGTAAAAGAAGGAAAGCTTGGGCAGAAAATTAACAACACCAAAGATTAATAAGTTGTGAACCCGACACAGTCTTTTAAATGTGGGGTATATCACTTATTAGATAGTAATATTTATTGATGTTTTGGTGTGTAATGTGTAGATTGCCAATAGTTTTTATAGTAGATATTGGGATTATGCAATATGTCTAATATTGAGCAAGATACACGTTTTATTGTTAACAATAATTTGATTAACAAGGGCTGGATCTTGGACATTCAAGATCCAAACAAAAATGTCTTTTTTGAATCAGATATCTTAAGAATTGTTAATAATGAGTTTCTCAAGAAAAGTAAAAAAAGACCCGATTATGTTCTTTTCGATTCACAAAATAAGCGGCCAATCGGTGTAATTGAAACGAAATCAGGTGGAAAAAGCTTAACAAAAGCACTGGATCAGGCAACCGAATATGCTGAAATGCTTGATGCACCTTTGATATTTGCAATGAATAATGGTTTCTGCGAAACACGGCATTTGTATACCCAAAAACCATTATTTATTGATGAAAATGAGGTTAATGAATTAATAAGAGTAAATGAAGCTAAAGAGTTCATATTGCAGGAAACAAATGGTATTTATATTACACCTAAAGAAATTTTAGTCTCTCGCAAAGAGTTAATTAATGTTTTCAAGAAGTTAAATAACTCACTAAGAGGTGAAGGTTTAAGAGCTGGTATAGAAAGGCTTTCAGAATTTGCAAACATTCTTTTTTTAAAATTGTATACAGAGAATGCTAATACAGGTATTTGGAATTCTCTCAAAAGTCTCGATAATGATTTGCTAATTAATACAACTAATAACATACTACAAGATATTGATAGACAATATGGTGCTTCTGTTTTTACAAATTTACAGCTAACCAACCCTGTTGCTGTTAAAGAGATGATCAAAGAGTTGGATAAGTTAAAACTCTCATCAATAGATACCGATATTAAAGGAGATGCTTTTGAGTATTTCTTACAGCAAGCTACAGCAACTAATAATGACTTAGGAGAATATTTTACTCCACGTCACATAACTAAAACCATTGTTAACTTAGTCAACCCTAAATATGGTGAAAAGATCTATGACCCTTTTTGTGGGACAGGTGGTTTTTTAACAGAGGCATTTGATCATATAAAAGATAACACTTTAATTGCAAACAATAGTAGTGAAGAAATCAAGCTTAAACATAATACTATTTTTGGAAGAGAAATTACCTCAAATGCAAAACTCGCAAAAATGAATATGATTCTGCATGGGGATGGGCATAGTGGAATTTGCCAGATAGACACACTTCAAAACCCTATTGAATCTGAATATGATGTGGTTATAACCAACATGCCATTTTCTCAAAAAACTTCTTATTCTCACTTATATGAGAATAAGTTAGCTAAAAACGATGGTGATGGAGTATGTGTTCTACATTGCTTTAAAGCAACAAAAAAAGGAGGGCGAATGGCATTAGTAGTACCTGAAGGCTTTCTTTTTAAAGCCGCTTTAGCTCCAGTAAGGAAGTATTTATTTGAAAACGCCCAACTAAAAGCAGTAGTTTCACTTCCAAAAGAAGTTTTTCTGCCATATGCAAAAGTTAAAACCAATATACTCTACTTTACCAACTGTCATAATGGTAGAACAAATTCTGACGTTTTTTACTACAATGTGACAAATGATGGCCTAAGTTTAGATTCTTTCCGTAGAAAAATTGACGAAAATGATTTAAAAAATTTAGATTTTGCTGATTTAAATAAGAGCGACTTTGATAAATATTATAATGAATTAGGTTTCTTAAAAGTTAATCCAGAATTAATCAGAAGCAATGATTATATTTATAATTATGCTCACTATAGTAATTCACATATAAAATCAAAATTCCCAACTATAAAACTAAAAGAACTCCTATCCTTGTCTGGCAAAGTCAAAGTGGGAGAGGATACAAATATACCTATTATGAGTATCACTATGGAACATGGCTTAATTGATCAGCATGAGAAATTTAAAAAACGAGTCGCAAGTTCTGATATTTCTGGGTATAAAAAGGTTTTTAAAAATGAACTTGTAATGGGGTTCCCTATAGATGAAGGTGTTCTAGGATTTCAAAAATATTACGATGCTGCTGCCGTAAGCCCAGCATACAAAATCTTTAGATTAAAACGAGAAGTTAATGTAGAATATTTGGATTTGATTTTGAGATCTAATTCTCTAAGAAAAATATACAAAAGTAAAATGCAAGGCAGTGTAGAGAGACGACGCAGTATTCCTGATGAAATGTTTTTGAATATTGAGATCCCGAATCCTCCTGAAGAGGTTAAAGATCAAATAGTAAAACAACATAAACTAATAAAGGAAATTGAGAATAGTCTCAAGGAAAATCAAAAAAAATTGCGTCTAAAGACAGAAGCATTATGGGAACTTCCTCAAAATTACAACTAATCCCCCCTTCGAACCCACCACCACGGTGGGTTGGATGATGCTAATCTTAAGCTGAAATTAACTCTAACTTATAACCGGCGCACATCAAAAAGCGGACAAAAAGTTATTGATACAGTAGCTTCATCTATGAGACATAATGATGACTATGTTATTACTCTAGAAGATGGAACAAAGGTTACTGCTGATAATTTAAAAATGAGTGGAAAGATTTCCGTTGAAACGATTAATAATAAAGTTTATAACGATGGGCTTAAAGTTCAGTTGTATAATTGGATGACCACCAATATTAATTTTGGCGATTAAATATGGCTAAACGCTACTTACCGTTCTATAACAATGCTAGATTTATTGCGCTAGTGTTAGTAGCCTTTTTTGTCATTTTTTCAATATCTTTCAGATATTTGGATTTAAATATCAGTATTAGCTTAACCCAATTTTCGTTTGTTTTGCTTTTGCCCTTAAGTCAAATTTATTTAGCCTATAAGGGCATGCTCGATGCATTAAAGCTTGATGGTTTAAATCAGTCAGAACGAGATAGGTTGACTTCAACTGTGGACATAAGAAGTAAGTCATCTTTATATGTGGCTATGCTTTTTATTATTCTTGTTTTTAGTATGTATATACTTAATTTATTAGGCTTACTTTCAGCTAAGCATCTTTTAGCTCTAATACTTTCTGTTGGACTCACCTCAATTTTTAGCTTCTTCTTAGCTTGGTCTGACTTAAGAGAAATCTCTTTGCTTGAAAAAACATTAAAAGATCGCAAAGAATCAAGAGAGGCAAAAGCAAAAGTATTGAGCAATAAGTAAAAAGCGATCCAATTCATCTAATCTACCCACCACCACGGTGGGTTTTCTTTTTTAATATATTCAAATTTTCCCTGATATTATGGGATTAAGACTTTGTGCCAACATTGATCTTAAATAACCATTAATATCGGAGAAAATATGAAAACTGAAATCATAGAAGCTCTAGCGTTAGAGCTTACTAAGGCAACCATTGCTGATACTGATCCTTCAACCATCAATATAAAAAGTGCTGATCTTTGGGTTAAAACCTACCAGGAATCACTGAAAGCGGTAGAAGAAGCTTTAAAAGAACTTAAGCCAAAGCCTAAAGCCACATCAAAACCCATTTCAGGAATGAGCTAACCCTGATTACTCACACTCTACTATACTTACCTTGCAGTTATTCTTGGTGGCAAAGTCATCAAGAATAGCTTGCAGCGCATACGCGTTCCGAAGCGTGCACTCTATTTTGAAAGCGGCTGTGCAATCACCAAAAAGAATCTTTTCAGCACGATCAACTTTTTCTTCTAGTTGATCAATATTACTTTCCTGAAGCAGTAGTTTCTCAACCATCTGCTTGCGCCATTCAAACATTTCTTCGCCTAGACTCATTTCTATCACCTTTGATAGTTGGGTTTTCTTTTGTCTATTAAAGCACAAAAATTAGGTATTTTCTAATTTTATTAGGAATACCTATTGACTTAATAATTAGGTTTACCTAATATCTATCTCACAGACAACAAAAAAAGCACACCGCTCCTCCCCAGGTCCGATGTGCTTTTGCAAAACTGCGAGATCAATTATGAACGTAAAAACCTTTTCAAACAAGCACAAGGTAACTGGAGTTACAGCAATTGCTGTACTTGTAGCCTTGAGTTCTTGTGAATATCGAACTGCTAATTCTAGCGTCCCTTCTAACTACTCATATGAAAGCAAACAAGTCGTTGCTTCTGAATATGAACTTTTAGGCATTAAGCAAACAGGTGAAAAAACTGGTGTAGCTGTTATCCGCATAGACGGCTTCAAACTAAACGTGAGCTTCGATTTTGACGGCGTAGCTGATAGCTATGGTGTAGCTGGATCTGATTTTACAGCGGCTGAAATTACTAACCTTGCTATTGAGTCAGTAACTGACTTAAGCGGCAAACCTTGGAATGATTTCACCAATCATGACGACCATAAAAACATAAATATTTTATTAGCGGGCTATATCGACCGTAATAAATGGTTGGAGGCAGCCTAATGAAAGATTATAACTGCCCTACTTGCAAGAAGATGATTCCTGTTGACCGTTCAAAAATCAAAGCTGGTGATGAGGTTTCATTTTGCAGAGTAACCCAATCTTCTAAATCTGCTCGTTTTTCTTCAAAAGAAGGAATTGTCGATTGCCGTGAAGGTGATGTGGTTTTAGTTAAATATCGCAAAGAAATTATTCCTTTAAATATTAAGGACGTCTCACCTGTAGATGCTCCTAGCCCGCTTACGTATGCCTTTGTTGGTGCATGCGAATGTAAGGAGGCTGAACATGTCTAATTTCAAAAAGCACCCTGACGGCTATAAGTCTTTTTTAGGTCGTGATGATAAAGGGCTGTATTCAGTTCGCATCGGCTGGCAAGTGTACGCATCTAATGCTAATGGCTCAGTTCTTTATAAAGTGAAGAACTCCGTTAAGACGCCTTTGGACGTTAAAAAGTTCAAAACCGACTATCCAAAAGTTTGGAAAGAACTCACACAAGAAATCTACTTCCAACGCAGAAAGCAGCTCGCTATAAAACTGCGTGAAACAAATATCCCTTTCCGTGACCGCAAGGCTTACAAGCAAAAACGCGGCTTCACCGGCTCTAGATGAGGATAAGAAAAATGGCTCTACCGATTATTACTGCTGACCAAACTTTATTGGTTCAAGCAATTATTGTGTACCTATACGCTGATCCGGGTTTAGGTAAATCATCAATGGGCTTTACTGCGGAAAAAGCAATTTCTTTTGACTTTGACCGTGGTGCTCACCGTACTGGTGAATTACGTCGTGGTGCTGTTGTACAGGTTCAACAATGGAGTGATGTTGCAAACCTTACGCCGCAGGACTTAGCACCATATAAAACAGTTGTCATTGATACCGTTGGTGCAATGCTCGAATGCATTAAAACCCATCTGTTACTTACGGCAAATAACCGTCAAAAAGATGGTTCTTTAAAGTTAAAGGCTCAAGGTTTAGCGAACCAAACGTTCAAGCAATACATCAATACTTTGATCAGTTTAGGTAAAGATGTTGTTTTCATTGCACACGCATCAGAAGATCAAAACGGTGATCAAATTATTTACCGCCCAGATCTAGGTGGTAAAAACCGTAACGAGCTTTACCGTATCGCAGATGTCATGGGTTATCTAACAACTGTTACTACTGGTGAAGGTAAAAATGCCCGCGTTATTAATTTCAAACCTTCGCCTACACATCATGCGAAAAACTCAGGTGCTTTAGGCGGTGAAACCGGTGAAGTATGGGTACCTGATCTTAAAGCACACCCTACTTTCTTGGCTGACCTGATTACTCAAGCTAAAGATCACATTAACACCTTAACGCCTGCACAACTTGCAGCAGCTAAAGCCCAAGAAGAGCTAGAAAACTGGAAACAAAGCTGTGAGGAAGCAGAGCATGCAGGTGACCTTAATCAATTAACTGAGTCGCTTGATAAAGAACACATGTATTACCAGAACATGCGCCAAGCAATGTTAATGAGAGCTAAAGCATTGAATTGCACGTTTGATAAGCAACGTGGCACTTGGATTAGTCCACCAGAATTTAACGGTATCTCAGATCAACAAAGAGATGAACTTCAGAACTTCATAGCTGAACGTGGCCTCGATGTAAAAACAGTTTGTGAGCACTTAGGTATCGATGCCCTTATCCAAATTGAAGCGGCAAAACTTAAGGCAGTTAAACAAGAAATTGAAACCTTAGCTAAAAAGGGGATGACAGCATGAAAAATATTTTAACTGCTCAAGAAGCATTTGCAGCACTTCAAAAAGGTAAAACTGTTCTATGTCGTCCTATTGGAGACATGTTGGACTTTTCTGACTTAGATCAATTCCCCGCTTCTGTTTTTGGTAAACCGGGTTTTGAATTCTGCATCAAAATCGAAACTATTGAGCTGGCTGGCATTACATTCACAAAGCCATTAACTATTGATGAGTATGAAGAAGGTCAAAATGTTTTTGTAATCAACACATATTTACCTTCCATTTATAACGTTGGATTTAAAACTCCTGCACTCATTGAAGCAATTAATAGTGGTTTTGTTCAGCGTGATGCTGAAAATGCCAAGCTTCAATTAAAAGCTTTTTCAAAAGCACTCGGTATTGAAATCAACAATGATTTAAGTGTTATTCGTCTTGGTGAGGAACCTAAAAAACAGAGAGGCAAAAAATCAAAAGCAGAAAAGTCTATTGAAGTTATTTCTGCAGAAATTCAACCAACAATTGTTATTACCGAACAAACAAATGTCACCACATCTGAGGATCTATTAATTCCAGAAACTAACGAGCCTAAAGTAGATCCAGAATATCAGCAAACCCTAGATACTCTTCTACAGCGTGTAAAAGAGTCAAAAACACCTGCAGAAGTAAATGCGGTTTATCGTTATACCCGCACATGGGATGACGAACAAATGAAGCCTATCCTTCTCGCCACTCACAAACGTCTTGAAGAGCTAGAAAAAGAAAAGGCATCTGCTAATGAGCCACCCTCTTTAATGGTTCAAATCCAAACTGCACCAGACCTTACAACGCTAGATGCTTTGGAAATAGACGTGGCTGCACGAGATCCGCAGATTCAACCGAAGCTAATGGGGTATGTGAGAAAACGCCGCTATGAATTAGAGAATCCTACACCTACTCAACAAGAATCTACCCCTGATTATTTATTAGTGGACGGTTTCTAACATGAAAGATCAGTACAAGAAAGTGAGCCAAAAACACATGCTTGGTTTTATGTACTACTTGCAATTGCTGGGCTATGTAATAGTCCGGCAAGGCATGGATCAAGCAATGTTTCTAACCAAGCATTATGCGGTACCAGTCGCTTGGCGCCGCATAACGATCGACTATCACAACCGATTAAACAAACCTGCCCAGCAGCTTTATAGAGAGTTTGTTGAGTGGACTAAAGAAGAATATGCAGAGATGGTGGCTTAAATGACAGGTAATGAACGTATCCCTTTTGAATCACAATTCAAAACTACAGAAATTTTTAAACGTGAAAGTGCTATTCGTAAAAATGACATCCTAGCATTCAGTGAAACAATGAATGGCTATTTCAATATTGTAACTAATGATGCTTGGCAGTTATGGAATAAAGCCAAAGCCGAGACGGTGCCAGATACTCCCACCCCTAGTGTCACTCTAACTTGCGCTGAACTAAAAGAAGCCTTTGATTTTGGTGCACCAGATGGGGAAAAAGATCAATTCCAGATGGAAACTGAAATGACCATCAAATGGCTCCAAGATGGTTATGACGGTGAAGGATACTACTGTTGGTATGCTGATTTACCTGAGGAAGGTTGCATTAAGTTGGGTGTTAGCGAATCGGGAGCTGAAGGATGAGTGAATCAACTTTATGGGCGGTTGCAATGCGACCTGAAGGTTACAGCCCTTTTAAGCAAACGCCAGCAGCTTCAAAAGAGATAGCTGAGCGAGCTGTTGAGCGTTATAGAAAAATGCATGAAAAGGAAGGCAACAACTTTTTCTTAGAAATTTTTGATGATGTTATCAAAGTTCAGAAATGGCACGGTTCCCGCAAAGATCATATTAAAAATCTATTTTATGTTGAGAGTTGGTTTAGTGAACCTATGTACCAATGCTTTGATTTGAAGACAGCTGAACGTGTTTTTAAATTTGATGAAATAGTAATTTGCTACAAGAAAGGCTCTGCCCCTCTTGTAACCAAAAGCTTTGATGAAGCAAAACTATTTTATGGATCTAGTGAGACGGGTTTTAAATATCAGATCCAGCCAATAGAACCACCTGAAAACCTTTTCAATTGGTTTCATCCAGATATTGAATTGTTTGACACCATTGAAGAAGGAGCTGAAGCCTATACAAGAGAACAGTGGGCACAACTTCAAATGAATCTTAGAGTTGAAATTGAAACTCAACTATTAGATTACGATGAAATACCAAATATACCGGAAGATGCAGTAGTTTGGCCAAACTGGAAGCCAGAACCGCCAGAACAAGGACTCTTTTTAATTGCAGCATTTGATTCAGAAGATGGCCCTGTACTTTGGTGGGCAAATCCTAAAGCGGAAAGTAAGGAGAAATAAATGTCACGTTTAACTAAATTAGATCGTATGACTCATGCAGAAAAAGAGGCTGCTAAGAAGGAATTTTGGGAAGCTGCTGATAATCAAACTTTTCCACCTGAAACAGTAGCTATTGTTATGCACGTATCCTTACCGTGGTTGCAGAAGAAAAGATGTGAAGGTGGCGGCATTCCATTCTCTAAACCTCATAAACGACAAGTAAATTATATGAAGTCTGATGTTTTGGCTTATATTGAACAAAACAAAATGGCACATACAGCATAAGCGGCTAAGTGCCGCTTTTTTAATCACCAAAAATAGACCTTTAATAGACTTAAACTTGAAAAATAGACCGTATTTATCAAAATAGACCATTAATAGACTATTTTTGTATTGCTAAAGATTGTGTAATATTGCATTGTATTGCTTTAATATAAATTATTAAAAATATTGATTTTTTAATATCGCTAGGTATTGCTTAATATTGCAATGTATTGCTAGAATTGAGAAAGACCCGCTGAACTTTAGGGTTCAAGGGTAACGACATGCAGCGGCATCTTCGGAGCATTTATTTTTAAATAAATACCTATAAATTCGAATTTTATTTTTAAATTAAAACACCTAGACAGACCTGTCAGTCTATTTTTCATTCTCTTAACTAATTAGTTGTTCTTAAAAATTAAATACTCATTATTTTTTAATTATTATTCATTTCTACGTAAACATTCCTCATACCATGCTGCTTGAAAATCTTCAATTGCTTGGCGTTTAAAGAAACTTGTCTTAAATACTTTGGCAGCATAAGCTGAGCTAATTAAGTCTTGATAAAGCTGCTTGGCTTCTTCATCTGCTAACCCATTGGCAATTTGTTGTAAATCTTGTGCTGGTACCTTTTGCTGTCGTGCTTCCATTACGTTATAAGCAACCTTTTTTACGATATTACAAATATCTGGGTCAGCTGTACTTTCATTAGCATAGCAACCAGTGGCAATAAAACTTAATAATAATATTTTAAATTTCATATCCCTATCCTAATATTCATCTTCCGTTCTTAAAAAAGTAAGAGATGAGAAGACCTATTCCTTTCAAAATGTTCATGCAGGATTAATTACATAAAAATAAATGATCATGACCACAAGCAAGATGGAAGCAAGTGTTAAATAGGTGCCGACTGTATTAAAACTCTGTAAAAATTTTAAGATCTGCATTTCAAATCCAGAGAAAAGTTGAAGTAATTAACAGAAGAAATTTAGCACAACTAAATAATGCCAATCAATTCACACTTTTAAATTTTTATCGTGATTTAATTCAAATA